TCCACCCTCTTGATAGTTTTTACGTACCATACCACCTTGCATCATCTTTACAGCTTGTTGCTTGTACATATCCATCTGTTTCTTTGCTTCAGGGTTTTGTTCTAAGTACCCGTCAAAGTTAGACATGTCACCAGTGTAACCTAGCTTACCTGCAATACGCTTTTGTGCGTCTGGTTTGAATCCTTGAAACTGAATCATTCGTTTATCTTTCTTTTGTTACCACTTGCCTTGTTTAGCACCTACTAAATACAGAACAGCTATTAATGCACCTACACCTGCCAGTACCATAAGAGTTATTATAACACCATTAATACAGTTATCTATAAACTCTTTTTGTGCATACACTGCATCCCTTTGTGCCTTACGTTGTTCACCTTCTATTCTTACTATCTCTTTCCAAGCTGACGGTCCATAAACAAAAGAGATGTATTCCTTTAGCTCTTCTCTCATCTCTTTAAGCTTCTGCTTTTGTGTCCAGATCTCTAAGGCAGTAGCCTGAGTGTCACTAAACATCTTATACATTGGCGGCTTCTGAGCTTTTTTCTCTAAGAAGTCTAGGTCACTTACCGCCTTAGACCATTGAGATAATGTTTGGCCCATAGATGAGATGTCTTTTCCTACATCAACAGCTTTCTTTATTCCTTTAAAAGCAGCCGTAGCTGCAGCCATTGCTGTAAAAGGGTCCATAGTAAACTACCTTATTATCTAGCAGAATTTGCGGCTTGCATCTTATCTACTGCATCCCGTATTGCCTTTATGTTTTCATCAATTCGTCCTAACATTACAGCTTGTAGTTGTGATGTCTTTTCTATTTCATTTATTCGTATCTCATGCCTAGCTATTTCACGGGCATTGCTTGTTACGTTTGCGTCTAATGATGACATATACCACACAAGACCTATAGTTTGTACAACGATAGCAAGTACAAATGTAAGAGGTATAGACTTAGAGAGATGCCATTCTTGCGCCATTACCAAGGCACTCCATTAGAGTTGGCAGCGGCACGATCTATTTGACCCTGCACCTTTGCTGTACGTTCATCTTCAATACGCTTCTTAGCTTCAGCGGCTGTTTCATCACCTGTTTTAAGGCTGTCATATACCCACCCAAGAACATCGCTCTCTTTTAGGTCTGCGTATGCAATGTAGTCTGATGCAGAAGGATCAGCAGTGCATCGTAGCTTGCCACCTTCTTGTGCTGAGTATGTACCGTCAGTTGCGGTTAGCGACCAATAGACAAGAGACACACCTCCATCTGAGTCTTTATGCGTCATGTCTTTGACACTCCACGTTGTTGTTATTGCCATGTTTAGTTTCTCCTTTATGACAGTAAGTTAAGACCACGGTGTAAATTGTTGTAGTCCATATTGAACTGGCACAAGTTTAGTTTCTGTACCGCTAGAAAATGTTACTGCTTCTTGAGCTATTCCAATAATCATAGAGGGTGACGCTGTAGCCTTTTGTCCAATCCCTGCTGTAGCAGAAGTACATATGCCATCACCTACAGCTATGTTACCGCCAGAATTGTTACAAAGAATGTGTCCATCACCTAATACATTTATATTATGTTTATTACTTGATGGAATCCAATCAGTAAGTTTACCAGAATAAGCTCCTAAAACTGATCTTGAATTGGCACTGGTTGATTTAGTTACGTTATAAATTATACCACGTTCAAAATCATTTCCTGATGAATTTTTTTCATAAGATACGCTAGTTGTCTCTACTAATGTTCCATAAGCATAACCGTTAGCATTGTCTTCATCTGGTAAAATAGCAGGGTGTACAGCCGTAAATGCAGCATAAGTAACTGTACCACCAGAAGCTGTTATCGCTCCAACATCTGTATTATCACCATCTCTAAATTGAATCATAGTATTAGTGCCAGAGTTATCATCTGTACCAGCAAGAATAACTAGACCAAGTTTGTTGGTGTTGTTTCCATCATTTCTAATTGCTGCAACATGATCACCAGAGACTTCTGAGTGTACAATAAATCTATGAGATGTAGTATTATTACCAATACAAACAGAATTATGTTGACCATCAACATTAAGCATATTTGCAATGCCATCACTCTCAATACGGAAATCTATGTTGTCACTGGCTTCGTTAAAAACAGACTCACTTACACCAACTCTAAGCCCTTCAACCCAAGTAATATCTGCGTCTGCTGAACCCGAAGCCGCTGTGAATATTCGTGCTAGACCACTGCTCATTTCTATTTTTTGAGCAGTTGATGTTTGACCATATTTCCAGCTACTATTATAGTAAGCATTGTTTGTTATGTAGTGATCACCACCACTATGGGCAATGTTGTAAGCGTATCCGTTTATTTGCAAGGCTGTATAACCTGAACTAAATGTATCAGGTGTAACTCCAATCCCCAAATTTCCGCTTTGAATCTCAGTGGCAGTGGTAGTAATCTTTTGAACTGATTGACCATTTATAATTTTAAAGATTGGGCCATTTTCACGATTTATCCAATAGTTATCAGCGTTAATAGCAAGAAGCTCCATACCGTTGCCAGTTCCAGATCCAGTGTTACTATCTGTCAAACGTAAGTTAGCACCGCTTGTACCACTGTCGTGGATTTGTAAAGCACTTCCATAAGCTGTTGCTGGTGCTACACCAATCCCAACATTAGAATTAAACGTAGCCGCACCAGCGTCAGACATATCAAGGGTTAATGCTGTAACAAGAGAACCACCATCGTTGCCTTGAAATTTCATATCTTGGTCTGAAATTGCTGAATACAGGGCAAAATCATTTGATGAGTTGTACACTCTACCAAACTCTGTACCACCATCTTTAAACATAATGTCAGCACCATCAGCATCAAGAGATATTGTTCCAGCTACATCAAGCGTGAAGTTACCAGAGCTTAAAGCCAGAGTAGTTCCATCAAGCGTGAAGTTATCTACAACTACACCAGCATTAGCTGTGACTACACCAGCTACTCCCAATGTAGATGCCATATCAACAGCACCATCAATATCTACAACATCTAAGTTAGTTGTTCCATCAATATCTATGTTACCAGAGATGTCTAAGGACGCTGCTACAACGTCTGTCATTGTAGTCGTACCAGTAAACGTTTGACTTGCTACCTCAAATGGTGTATAGCTTACAATGTCTACAATGTCATTGACTACACATGCACCTAGTACAACGTCACTCCCATTAGTAGCTGTAATATCGGCAGGACTTAGATGGACACCATTGAGGTACACATCTATAAACAGAGGTGTATAACCTGCCGTGTTAAACGTAGTCTGACCAGCAGTAGCAGTAAAGGTTTCCCTGTGTTGGGTAGCCTGTGGTACTGGTACTGATCCTAAATATCCTGCCATGTCTGTTTATCCTTATCTTTCTACCAAGGTAGTCCTGTGGAGTTAGCACTGTTAGCTATCTTATTAGTAATGTTAGACGTTATAAGAGCTTCATTAGATGCGCCTACACCGTCAGCTTTACACCAAGCTAATACGTCTGCCTCAGTTAAGTCTGTGTATGCCTTAAAGTCTGATGCTGTGTGGTCAGGTGTAGCCTGTACAATCTTTGTATATGCAGAGGTTACCTCTCTTGTAACATCATTACCATCATCGTCTTTAACTGTTTCTGTAACTTCTGGTACATTAACAGATTCTGTATGCAAGTATGACCCTGACCGACTGTGACTTATTTTAGTATCAGCATCTACGCCACTGCAAGACCAATCAACTTTATATACTGCACCTGTTTCAGTGACTTTGTGCATATCACTAACAGACCATGTGAATGTAATTGCCATGTCTTATCCTTCCAGTGTTGCTATACGAGCGAGTGCTGCATCTAGTTTGGTTGACAGTTCTTGTACTGCCTTTACAAGTGGTATGACAAACATCTCACGAGATACTTGTTGCACCCCATAATGATCTTCTTTCCAACCAGCAAAGTCAGATACACCTGCCGTGTCTAATGCAGCTTTAACTTCTTGTGCGATAAAGTTGTGCATTGTTGCATCTGTGTTCATATAGTTAATAATGTTACCGTCATCATCAGTCTTACGCAAATGTGCTAATTGACTGTCTGAAGCATCAAGCTCACCATTGGCTTTCCATTTATATTTAACAGTTCTTAAATCATTTATAAAATCTAAACCTAATGTCTGATTTGTAATGTTTTTCTTTAAACGCTCATCAGAGGATCGTGACCAGTTAGCATCTGTATCAAAATCATTTGTTACAACATTTCCTGATTTACCAAACGAAAAGTCATTCGCAGCAGCAGCTATTCCTACGCCAAGACATATTGAATTACTATTACCACTAGCACTAACATCTGCATCTTCTCCAATACAAACATTGGAACCCCCAGTTGTTAAGGTTTTAGCTGCTGATTCTCCTATTGCCGTGTTGAGACCGCCAGAAATAAGTGCCCCTGCTGCGCCCATACCCACCGCTGTATTATTATGTCCACCTTGAAGAGCATCTCCTGCAACACCTCCAACAAGAGTATTGTTTAGACCAGTAGTCACCACAGCACCTGCCTGATAACCAATCACCACGTTGTAACTTAGACCGTCAGCAGGTTCAAAGACTGCCAAGGCATCACGTCCAATAGCTACTGCACCGTCACCATCTTGGTTTGCTTGTAAGGCTTGATCCCCGATAGCAATATTCCATTGACCTGTGTTTGTAGCTTGTCCAGTATCACGTCCTACCATTACATTGGCTTGCCCAGAGGTCATAGATTGACCAGAATCTTTACCAATTAAGACATTATCATGGCCTGTCATAACAGCACCGCCACCAGCATTGTAACCAATAATTACGCTGTCATCTATGGTCTGTCCTTGTAATCCTGCTGACGCACCCAAAATGGTATTTCTTTTACCTGTGCTAATTGAACTACCTGCATTATAACCAACAGCAGTATTGTCACTGTTTACAGACGATCCCATGTTTTGTGAAAATAGAGCTTGGTATCCTACAGCCGTTGCCTGAGAACCAAGTACCTCACCGTTCAAAGCAGTAAAACCAACAGCAATGTTTTTATCACCTGTGCTTATAGCCGTTCCTGCTTCATCTCCTATACAGACGTTGTAGTTACCGCCAGAAGCTATTGAGTTACCTGCGTTGACACCAAGCTTTACGTTAGATGTACCTGCTGTGGGTGTGGATACTGACTGATCTGAAGCTATTACTAAAGCTGAATTAAATCCATTCGTTCTAAACGTCATATTGTTATCGGAGTGATTGTAAATAATACTCCCCGCAAATGTTTCAGCACCACTTGTTCCATCAGCGAAATATAAAATTGAACTTGTATCAGCGGCTATAGTCATGCCCTGACTGTTAATACTTGGATCGCCTACTACTAAATTATACGCCCCAGAATTAAAAGAGGAAGGATTAGTTACGCCAATGCCGACACTGCCGTTGCTTTGGATGCGCATGGCCTCTGCTGAAGTTGTTGATCCAGAAGGTGCAGTAGAAAACCTTATGTAACCACCGTCTGTACTGTTGGCAGTTTGTTCAATACCAATATTACCTAGTTCTCCACGGTTACTTTGACCAATAAAACGACCACCAGCAGTAGCAACATCAAGAGATTGCTTAGAAATAATATGTCCATTTGCTCCTAGAGTAATTACACCTCCAGTAGGATTTACTGTAGAGTTAGCATTACTAACAAATCCACCATTAAACACAGTCGCAGCCGTGGTGGTCAGGACACCTGTTACGAGGGCAGTGCCATCAATTACAGCGTTGGTAGCGACATCTAGAGAGCCAATAACATTAACATTTGTCGTACCAGTAGGCACTTGCAGAACCACTGCATCGGCATCATTCTTAATCGTTACGTCACCTGTACTACCTTGACCTGTTAGGATCAAACCTTCAGCAGCAGTATATCCCATAGCTGCATTATCACCAGCAGCAGTATCGCCTGTAGCTTCTACAGTCAAACCTGTGATTACACCGCTTGCATTAACGGCATCTAAAGTGAGTGTGCCAGCAATGTCCTTGTCTGCACTATCGGCTAAATCTCTTGCTCTGGTCATGTTTGTTTATCCTTATTTTTTACCAAGGTGTTCCTGCAGCTTGGGTTGGTGCTTTCAGCACCGCTATCTGGGCAGCAAGTTCCGCCTCAGTGTCGTCTTTGCCAACATGAGCTTGCGCCCACGCTATGCAGTTAGCTTCTGTTACATCGGCATAAGCAATAAAGTCAGATGCCGATGGGTCAGGCGCACAGCCAAATGAGCCGTAGTTGCCGACTGAGTGATCACCGTCTACTGCATTGCAACGCCAATGTATCGTGTTGATACCACCAGTTGCGATTGTTCTTTTAACAGTTGGAATAGTCCAAGTATATGTTATTGCCATTTGTTTATCCTTCTAATGCCGTTAAGCGTGTCTCAATAGCTGCAAAGCGTTGTTCATTGTATGCCGCTAAGAATGACAACAACTCAGGGTAACGAATACCCATTCTAGTTTGTTCATCACCATCATCATTTGTCCAAGTTGTGCTTATAAACATTCCATAATCACCAGCGTCCAGACTTTCGGCTGCAAAAGCTGCTTGCACATCTTGAGCTACAATACCTGAGTGAGTTCTTGCATCGTCACCCTTAGCTGCAACCTTGGATTTCCAGCGGAATGTCTTGAACAACGCAGATATACGTTTTGCTACCAACATTTCGGCTGAAGTAAGTGCAGCTATGTCTTGTTTTTCGTTTTGGTCAGAGGTTTGAATTGTGCCGTTGGTGGCAAAGATGTCGTCAAACCTTAAACTGCTACTACCAAAACTAATACGGTCATCTGCTAAAGTGCCACCATTATCTGTCGGAAAAATAGTTTGTCCTCCTCCAGAGAGGCCACCGCCACCAGAGCGAGGGTCTAAAATTATAGTTGTTACAACCCCTGCTCGTGAATTAATACTCCCTACACCCGTGCCGTCTTTGTAGAAATCTAAAATATTCCCATCACTCGAAAGGCGATTCAAAGAAAGTGATGCGCCACCACTTCTTGTCATGTTATGAGAGCCGCTAGGGTTTAGCTCCGCACCCGCTGTGCCAAATGACACACTTGATTTACCCACCAGCACGTTGCCGCTGCTGTCGATGCGCATACGTTCATTTGCACCATTAGTATAAAATAACATATTATTCCCAGAGTGGTCGTATCTGACAATTCCCCTAAATCGATCATCACCAGAAGTGCCATCAGCAAAGAAAATGTTTCCAGCATTAGAAGTACCAGAGGCTATCGTTATTCCTTGGTTCCCACTACCTGCTACAACAAGGTCATCTGCATCTGCAAAATATGTAGAAGTTGTGCCTATTAGTAACCGACCGCTGTCGATGCGCATGGCCTCTGACCAAGAAATATCTGCCCCTGCACTGCCGCTTGCAGCGTAACGCCATACGTGATAACCAGCGTTCTGATAATAGTTACTAGCTTCGTCAGTAACAATATATTCCCATGAGTTATCCGCATCTACTTTTGCGTTTTGACTAATGGATAATGAAGCATCTGCACTTGCTGCTGCATCAGCATAAATGTTACCTGTCCCACCTAAGAATATATTTTTAGTACTACTAGCTGCGGTAGTTGCGGTAGTTCCAATCCCCAAATTTCCGCTTACATCTAGAGTAGATGCCATGTCAACAGCACCATCAATATCAACTACGTCTAGGTTAGTTGTACCGTCTACGTCTATGTCACCAGAGATGTCTAATGAAGTCGCAGTTAAGACACCTGTAACTCCAAGAGTACCACCAACGGTCATGTCATCAGTAACAGTAAGATCGTCACCTATCGTTAGGTCATCAGTGATGGTAGCTGATGTAGTGTTTACACTTACAGCCCTAGAGCCAATATATCCTGCCATTAGGTTATCTCCATGTAACTCATTATTACTGAAACTTTGTCAGCTACAGAACAGTCTACTTTAATTATGTCACCTACGTTAGCTACAATCTTACCGTCAAGTACAGACAAAGATGATCCTACAGGTATAGCTACATCTTTAACAAGTTGTGCCGTAGTGTTTTGTGTCTGACTTGTTTGAGTTGTTGTACTCACAAAGTCTACTGAAGCAGTAACCTGTGAACTGTGTACGTTACATAAGAATAGTCCAAGTATGATAACAGTACTACCAGACTGTACTGTGTATATTGTTTCAGGTGTACCAGAACTTGCTGGTGCTACATCCCGTGTAATTGTTTTAAAAGTATTAGCCATTGTTTTCTCCTATATCAACCAAGCGCAATGGCTAGGGCTGTGGCATCATCTGTTGTTGCAACTGTACCAGCAGCAGCAGGTAAAGTCAAGGTCACATCTGCAGTAGATGCTGGTCCTATTAGTGTTACTTTATTTGAGCCGTTATCTGAGTCCTCAAAGAACTCTACAAAGCCAGCAGATGTAGCTCCGTTCTTTACAGATACACCTGCGTTAGCTATTGCAGTAGCTGTAAGTGTAGCTACTCCTGTAACTTGCAGAGTACTTGCCATGTCTACAGCACCGTCTATATCTACTGCATCTAAGTTGCTAGTGCCATCTACATCTATAGCACCACTAATATCTAGTGAGCCAAAGGAACCTACACCTGTCGTAGTAATGTTAGACGAACCATTATCTATAGCACCAAAGCCAGAAGTAATACTACCTGAGTTTAATGCACCAGTAGTAACAATGTTACCTCCACCTACGTTGTGACTTGCAAAGTATGTAGACACTGTATCTACATTAGTCATACGCATAGTTCCAGCATCATTGATGAGAATACCGTCACCACTTGCTACTGCCGTAGTACCTCTTGAAGTATCACCATCAATAAGGTTTATCTCTGCAGTTGTAGCTGTAACACCATCAAGGATGTTTAACTCAGCGGCAGTAGATGTTACACCGTCAAGTATGTTTAGTTCTGCTGCAGTTGACGTAACGCCATCAAGAATGTTAAGCTCTGCTGCAGTACTTGTTACACCATCCATAATATTAAGTTCTGCTGCAGTAGCAGATATTGCAGTACCATTAAAGTTTATGGCATCTACATAGGCAGTACCATCAATGTACAAGTCTTTAAACTCTAGTGAGCTAGATCCTAAGTCTACGTCATTGTCAGTTGTAGGTAGAATAGAACCATTGTTAAATGTAACTTGTGTCTCACCACCAGTAGTAACCGTAATTACATCTGAGCCACTAAAGGTAATGCTAGTGTTTGTATCTGAGTCACCTGTAATACTATCTAGCTGTATGTCACCTGCATTAGTAAAGTTAGAGTCACTTAGATCAAATGTACCTGTAACGTCTAAGTTACCACCTACAGATAGATTACCTGATACATCTACTGCACCATTAATGTCCACTGTAGTTGCAGCTATCTGTACTTCAGTGTCAGCTACAATATCTAACTGTCCATCTGTACTAGAGTTAATATACAGGCCAGTGTCACGAAACTGTATCTTTTTATCTGTAGCCACAAGTGTATCATCAGATATATTATCTATAGAGGCTGTATCAATATTTGCTGTACCATCAATAAATAAATTACGCCACTGTTGACTTGAGCTACCTAAGTCGTATGTGTCATCATCGTCAGGTATAATGTGTGAGTCAACATCTGCACCAAATACTACGTTGTCACTGGCTGAGTCACCTAATGTGAGTGTACCACCGTTAAACGTTGTAGTACCTGTTACTGTAGCATTACCTGCAACTGTAAGATTACCACCTACAGCTAAGTTACCTGAGATGTCTGCAGCACCATTCATGTCAATAGTAGTAGCTGCGATTTGTATTTCTGTATCAGCTACGAGATCAAGTTGACCATCAGCAGATGAGTTAATATAAATAGCTGTATCACGAAACTGTATCTTTTCAGTAGAGGCTACAAGTATGTCATCAGAAAACTCAAAGTAGTCTTCGTCTTCCATCCACTTTAGTACACCGTCATTAGTCTCACCGTCAAAGGTAATTGTAATATCTGTACCTGAAGTAGCTGCACCAAAGGTAAGTGTGTTACTTAGTAGCTTAGTAATTGCTGCACCCTCTGCAGCAGTACCATCGTGTGTGTGTCCAGAAGAAGCATTAAAGGCAGCTAGAAGTTGGTCAAACTCGTCATTAGAGTCTGCTGCATCAATAATGTCACCGTCTGTATATGTGGACTGCCGTGTATAACCAGCCATTTATTTCTCCTTTAACGCCTTGCGGCTGCATCAAATTCTAACTGAAAGCCTTTAAGTGAGTAAGGCTCTGATGTACCATTGTCAACAACCCTTAGTGCTATTGCAAAGCCACTACCTTCTACTGCCTGTCTTACCAAAGGCTGAGACTGCCCACCGTAAGTAACAGTACCATATGCTCCTGCTCCATATATAGCAACGATAGAGCTACTATCAAATGGATAAGCTGCAGGTCTTGGAGCATCAGGGTCTTCATAGTCATATCGTAAGAACAAGTCAGAGTTTACTACACCTTCAGGAGCATAGTTAATAATAACCCTTTGGAAGTTTTTACGAATACCTGCATCACCCATAGTTAAATCAGGTGATCTGTATCTACCGATTATATTGTCTCCATCAAAAGTATTGCCTTGTTCTTGTCTGTACACATATCCATCATATCCACCATGTAATACATATACTTTACCATCTTCATTTATAGAGTCAGTACAAGAAGGTTGTAATCCAAACGTTTCAGAAAACTCATACCCATCTCTTGATCTATGAGCAATAACACCCTTTGTTGTTTTTTTTGCAGTAGTAGAAGAGTTCACAAAGAATATTCTATACTGTGTCTTGTCAGGTACAATTAAAGAATCAAATTCATCTATCGTACTGTATACATTAAACAACTGATGTACTGGTGTACTAATACTTCCAAGTTCTACGTCACCGATACGTTCAGTTCCAGCTACAGTTCTAAGCCCATCTCTACCTAAGAATACAATGTCACCTGCAAATTCTTGTATTGTAAACCCATTCATACATCCTATGTTACGAGATATAGGAACTAACTGAAAGTCAGCTACGCTATTACCTGACAATTTAAATATACGTTCTTCACAGAATATAATCAGATCATCACGAAATGGAAACAATCCTGTGATAGGACTTTCTACTACAATTGATCCTGCACCGTTAGCTGCCGTAAAGTCTGTAGCTGAGTATGGTGCAGTAAAAACTATCTCCTGTGGATTACTAGACATACCAGCAAAGAATAAAGTGTTCTTGTGTCCTGTTACAAACTTAGGGTTAGCAGGTGCGCCAGTTCCATTTATGTCAGTTACAGAGTTACCAGAGGCAAAGTATGCTGCATTGTTAGCCCCATCTGCAAATACTATTATGTCAGTGCCAGATAAGTTCTGTCTGTAAAAAGTATACTTACCTGCACTTGTACGACCCGTATCTATCTGTGTCCAGTACTGTGTAAGTGTTGCATCATCTGCATGTGCTGCAGCACTCGTACTATTTGCTCCTCTTGTACAACCAGTAAGCTGTGTAGTACTTTTACCTGTGTAAGTAATCTGTTCTGTACCTACAAGTATAGTACCCGTTGTACTAAAGTCTGCAGTGCTATCCAGTGTAAGTGTAGTAGCTGAATTATTAATTGCACCATTTAGTGCATTACTTGCACCTGTAGATCTAAATACTTTAGTACCTCTAGCTGCTATTACTTCTCCTTTGTGGTACGCAGACATAAGTACCTTTTCAGAAGTAGCAGAGGTATGAGGAACTAAGTTAGCGTTCCATTTAGTATATCCATTTATCCTACGGTATCCACCTTTAATGTCAGGCTCAAAGTTTTGCAACTCAAATGCTTGTCCGGGGTCCATAGTAAAAGTAGAACTGTTGAGTACCAAACCACCTTTACATGGAAAGATAAATGGATTAAGACCTGATTCGTCTGCCATATTTAAACCTTAACCAAACATACTTACAGATTTAGATGATCGTGTAATCATTTTAGATCTTATATAATCTACCCTATTAGATAAAAGACTTCTCATATTTTTTATACCAGCTTCAAATCTCTGAAAGTTTAATTGAAACTGATTTGCTTCACCCCTGTACTGATACCCATATGCAGTTGCACCATCTACTATAACGGCTCTATATTGCTCTGGTATTACAGGAACATCTGTAGCTGCAGACAAAGCAGTTGTATATGAATACAATTCGTACTTTAAAGAGTATGCTTTATCAGGATAAGGATATAAACCATAGTTATTATCAGGAGTTCTAAAAACACTACGAGGTACACTACCTACATCTGTTTGATCTTCCTGTGTAATAAAACTATCTAGGTAATCTTTGTAATCTAAAACGTTTAAACTTCCACCACCTACACTTAATGAATCATCTTTTACAAGTCTAAAGGTATCGTAGTCTACGTGTTTAGCCGTAGTAGGTATGCTATATCGGGTAGTACCAGCAACAAGTGTATCTGTTTGAGTAGAATGGTTAAAGGGCCAACTGTATGCACTGGTATTAATATAATCAATAGAATCGTTTACTGCATTTTTACATTGTATCTGAAACCCTCTAGCTGCAGTAAAGTTAGAAGATGTAAGAGCAACCTCATTAAAACGAGCAATAACTTCATTTGTAATATCTAAGTATGTATATGCCATTAAGTTTCCTTTGGATGCGTCAATGGGGCCAGCGACATGCCAGCCCCAAAGTAGTGTTTAGTATTATACCAGATCACGCTGGGCGACTGCAGCTTCTGTCATTGCGGCAGAAACGTCAGCAATTACTGCGTATACCCGTAGACGTCCAGTAGCAGGTGCAGCACCAGCTATTGTCACATCAATGGTATCTGCAGCACCAACACATGCAAGTGCAGCGGCAGCAAAAGTAGAAGCTGCTCCTGTATTTACAACGTTAGCTTCGCCATTAGTACCTTTTGCAAGATACGTACCAGCAGCAGCAGTTATATCTGCACCATCAATAATGTCATCGCCACCAGCGAAGTCAATATCGGCAGTACAAGAAGCTGTGAAAGATTTCATAATCTCTGCACCAGCAGCAACTACTACGGATTCAGCAGGGATTTCAAGAAGTTGAAATACATCCCCATCTGCACCAGAGTAACCAGCAGTTACCATTGCATCAATATCTAGTATTGCTTCAATGGTTCGTACAGTATTACCAACGTTAGTTGGAACAGCTAAAACGTTTGCTCCAACACCAGCGGTATCACTGGAAGTCATATCATAAGTAGCCATGTTATATCTCCCTTACGCTGCGTTATAACGAGCAGTTACGATTGCTTCTGGACGAAGAATCTTCCTGCCGTATAGATGCATACCACGAACAATGTCAGCAAAGCTGTCAGGGTCACGATATGTTTCTGTCTTATTGATCTGCTCTGCAGTTGCTACAGCAGAATCATGACCAGCTACGACAACGCCGAAGTTAGTCAGTTGGTTTGCAGAACCTGTAGTTCCCGGTCCAGTACCTACTGATGGCAGGTTAGACGAGGAGTATACACGGAAGCCGTGGAAGTTGTTAATGGAAAGACCATTACGCAATCCACCTGATTCACCGAAGTCTGCGTTCATGAAGCGTGAATCTTCATCAGCTAAGATTTCCATGAATACTGGATCTACCACTAACCAGCGACCTTGCTTATCTACTTGCTGTTGATCAAGTAAACGAGCCATACGTGCTACAACCATTGCTGGTGAAGCAGTTGCCGTTGGAAGTGCAGTTGCACCCGGTAAACGTGCAGCTAAAGGAATAGAGTGTGTTCCTGCGGAACCAGTAGTAATATTCCCAAAGTCACCCTTATGAAGTTGCATAGAAGATAGCAACTCATTCGATCCTGCAGTTGATACTGCTTTAGTACCGTTTACAGTTGAGTTCAGTCCATCAGCTTGCGAGTGCAATGAAGACTGTGCATAACCAGCCATGTATCCAAGAACTTCTTGGTCATGTTGATCTGCCAAACGGTATGCAGCACGATTAGATGCAAGATCCATAAAGTTTACATGACTATGAGCTTCTTCAATATCGTCCATTTTAAAAGCAAAATAGTTAGCTTTGTCAATGACTAATGAGAAGTCTTCGTCTTGTAAATCTTGTGCTGTGACATTCGTGCCACGTGCATACTGCGAAACAGAAATTTCTGGTTCCTTAATGATCTTGACGGTATCGCCTTGACCACTTATCTCTCCGAAATAATCGGAGTTAGTAATGTCACCACAGACAGTAGCTTTGCGGAACGCAAGCTGTACCTGTTTGCTGTAAATGACCGGGCTAAAATTACCATTAGGTAGATTTCCATAACCCGTAGCTGTCGTAAATGCCATTGTAATATCCTTTGCATTGAGACACAGATACAAACTAAAATCGTTTTTAATGAGGCTAACTCTGTTGGGTAACATTATTGTAGAAAGTTGGCCGACCTTCTATATAACGGGCCAAAGATATTAGGTAATCGCTAGAACTATTTATGTTTGTGAAGATAGGCTAATGCGGGTAATCCATAAATGGGGCCGCATTAAACCCGATGTATATAGTTATATTCTTTATACTCGTATTGTCAAGTCTTTTATCGTGCGCTACCCGAAATATCGTAAATAAAATTACCACTTCGTATAGCTTCCATGATTTCGTCTTGATGTTTTTCGTACTCTTTACTAGACATTTTGTTTACTTTTGACTCTGACAATTTATTATTGTTTGATTCAGCGTCTGGTTGACTTCTAGTATTACGAGTACTTACAGACTTAGCAGCATCTTTGTTGTTGCTAGGTTTCTTTGTTGATATGTTCATGTCTGCTTTATACAGATCAATCGCACGTGATGCAGACCTTGCATCGTTATCATTCTCATACAGAGCTTCTTGTACCCACTTAGGCTGTTGTTCTGCCCAATCGTGAAACTCATCACTGTCACGTATTTCGCCAAAGTCAGGGTGAGCTTTTAATAACTCTACTTCTGCACGTTCACGTGAGGCAGTCTCACGCATGGCGTCTATCTCTTTTACTTTATCCTCTAAGCCAGCCTGTTGTTCACGTGCCTTTTTAATTGCAATAGTTTCTACAATGGCTGCTACATCTGGATATTCTTTTGCCCAACTATCAATGTCTTCATCTGACTTAGGCAGTTTAATTTCTTGTGCTGCGCTTTGTTTAAGTTGTGTTTCTAATGCAGCAATACGAGTTTCTAATTCTTCTTTAGCTTTTTGTGATCCTCTACGTAGATCTGCATATCGTTTCTTGTAGCTTCTTTCTTCTGCAGTATCAGGCTCTGCTTCTTCTTTAGCCTTTACTTCTGCCTCTTCTTTTGTATTATTTTGTTCTGCTAATAACTCTTTTAGTTCTTCTTCATCTTTATCTGCACGTTCACGTACTCTACTTTTACGCTGCATCATCATACTCTTTGGTGCTTCTTGTGCTTCTACTATTTGATTTTCCATTTTAGTTCCTGTTCTGGGGCCACCGTAGCCTATGTGTTGTAAGGGGGGTGAGTAGCCAGTTCATATTTAACGGATTACTAACGTGCCGCTAAACCACGCTTCTTAGTCTTTTTTGTTTTTATAGGTCTGTCAATCAAACCACCTTTAGCTCTACCACCAGTAGCTCTACCGAATTTTTCTACTGCTTTATCTGTTGCAGCCCTTGCTTCTTTTTTTGTTTTATATTCTTTAGTTGATGCTTTTGTAGTTTTAGTAGCGGCTCTTGCAGCTTCTCTTTCAGCCTGTCTTTCATCGTCTGACTGTCTAGCTTGTTTTTCTTTAATAGCTTGAGCTTCCGCAACACCACCATCACCTGTTTTTACAATAGGCTTATCTTTACTTGTTTTATCTTTTTTATCTGTACCAAAAAGATCTTTTATAAAGTCAAGATTAATTAGTTCTTGTGTCAAAGGTTTAGACGCAACAGATGGATCAGTAGTACCTGTAACACCTTGATTTACACCCGTGTATATTCTAGTGCCATCTTCTCTCCATTCAAAACCATCACCTGCATATAAACCTTGTCTAAATGCACCAACAGAATTTTTACCGGGTGTACCTTCTGGATTAACATCTATAGAAACACCTTTAGTATTAACAAAATTGTCAGAAGCTGTAGTAATAACATTACCTTTAAAATTACTAAATTGCAATTTTTCTATTGTAGGTTGTTGTGGTGCAACTTCTTTTTTAGGTGCAACTTTTTTAGGTCTTGTCTGTGGCCTTAATGTAGGAGGTGCAGTAGGATTAACTGTAGGTTCAATAGGATCATATCCTGTAAGTCTTATTCTTTCTGCATTTCTTTGTTCTTGTTGTGTTCTTGGATCTACAATAGTACCACTAGCTGGATTTATAGTACCTCTACCACCAAGTACACTTGGACCTAATGGTTCAGTAGCAACTACAGGAGAACGTGATACACCTTGATCAAATGCTTCCGCTGTTTGTTGCGCTGTATCAAATGTAGGTCCACTAAATGCGCTTTGTTGTTGAGGAACTGACTCTGGTAATTGTTGATCTGTAACATTTGTTTCTTTTTTTACAGTAGATCCAAAACCTTGTTTAGGTTGAAATATACTAGATATAGCGTTTCTACCTGCAGTTAAAAAATCTCCAATGTCTTTTTGTTTAAATGGATTATTGGAATATTGTTCTAGCAAAGTTTGTTCTGGTGGTACAGAACCTATACCAGAAAGATTTTTCATACCTTCAGGATAACCTAATGCATAAGGTGTTTTAACTGCAAATTTATCATCTATGCTTGTTTGTGCTAATGGTGGTGCAGCTACAGGTTCAACAGCAGGTGCAGGTTCTCCGCTACCAAATTGAGCAGGATCATAAGTAGAAGGTCTTTGACCTACACTGTTTGTATCTGTAACTATATTTGGATCACCTGTTTGTGTAGATTTGTACCCCATAGAAACAGAAGCTGAAGACGTAGTGCCTCGTTTATCATCTCCTAGTTTAAGTAGACCTGAAACTATTTGTTCCACTTCTGAGGCTGTTTTACCCGCTGCGTCAATAGGTGGTAGTTTAGGTAGTATAAGCAATCCATCTCTAAGTACTTTAAAATTATCATTTAGATCTATGCCACCACTTAAATTTATGTTTACAACATCACCGGGTGCGAGTTGTGTAGATTTAGTTGTAGGTGCAAATGGTTCCATTTTTAACATTCTATTTGTTTCATCTATCTGATCTTGAGAACGTAAGAATGGTTCTGCTGTTTCTTTTTTTCTAGTTTCTAACTGTTCTTTTGTAGCAGGTCCACCTACAGCATTACCTCTACCTAAAGTTTTATTTTCTTTATCTTTAAGAAAGGCATCCACGGCATCATCAAACTCAGTATTTCCAAGATTGTTTTGACTAAGTACAACTGCAGCCTCTGCAGCTTTTTTTGTTTGATCAGGAGAAAATCCTAACTTAACAAGTACTCCATCTACCCATTTTGTAAATGCACCTGCATCAGAGGAGTCTTGCATAATATTAGATTTATAAAATTCTTCAAGTAAAGTATTTAACTTAGCTTGTTCTGCAGGATTAGATTCACTTGCTATTAAATTTTTTAAACGAGCTTCATTTGAAAGTGCTGTACCTCGCATAGAGGCATAGGCTAATGCACCACCAAAAGGAACCAACGAAGTAACACCTAAAGCTACCGCACGTTGTATTTTATATCCTTTAGTATTTTCATACTCTATTCTTTTAAGAAATTCTTCATCTGACATACCAGCATAATTAATACCTGTAGGCTCTTGGTTATTAGCATTAACGTTTCTACCTTTACCAAACTTTTCATTGTTATTATTATTAACAGTGTTTACTACTTCTGTAGCTTCTGTTGCTTCTCCACCTTCTTCTGGTGGAACATATAAAGTATATCCGGGCTGAACAGGTACAATAGGAATACCATTAATAAATGTAATAATCATAGATTCGCCATCTGCGTTTCTATACTCTTGTGCCGTTACTTCTACACTACTCAAGTAAGCATCATAATCAGCTACATCATCAGGATTAAATGTAGGTACAGGTGCTGTAGGTAATGTTACTTGACCACCTTCTTGAAAGTTTTGCACAGGTACAAATCCACCATCTGCAAACTCCATAGGTTCACCTTTACCACCTACTACTATTAAATCAGCCATACCAAATGGCATATCATCATCCATAGTTGCTTCGTCAGAATTACCCATCTGACCCATAGCTTCCATTTTCTTTAAACCCATTTTAGCATCTTGACGTATTTGCATGAGTTTGTCAAGCCCTACAAAACGAACTACATCTTCAGGAAATATAAACTCACCTTCACTTACGTTGGCAGGTATGTCATCACGTACACCTTCTTTAGTGCCGCCTACAGGTACTTCGTTACCAGAAACTTCATCTACCATACCACCTTCATCTTTAAGGCCACCTTCACCGAATAGTTCCATTTGATTGTTCATTGGTATTGCTCCACCTTGTGCCATATCTGTTTGTTTTCTTGTACTTGATCTGCTTATAGCGTATTCTATAGCATCTTCCATATACCTAAACTCTGGGAGTTTTTCACCTGTAAGGTAATCTACAGGTCCATTTTCTTTGACATAGGTTCTTATTTGGTCTTCTGTATATTGGCTACCATTTTCTGCTACAGTTGGCATAGTATAAAATTTACCATCTATTTCAAATGTTGTAGAACGTTCAGAGTAGTCTTCTCCTGTTTCTGGATCATTCCAAATAGTTCTACCAGTAACTGTTTTATTACCTGTATCTATAGGTTTGTTATCAGCCATTCTTTAGAACTTCTTCCCTAAGTAAAAGTAATCTACGCAAAGTGTGTATAGAACCCTGCGCCCGAAAAACTACAGTACTATCATCTGCCTGTTCTATAGTTTTGTGTTGTTGTTTAATTAAATCTTCTATATAGTTATTGAACTGGTCCCACTCCTGCTGGTTGACCACCAGCGGCTTGAGGTTGTTGAGTAGCTTGTTGTTGTTGCGCATTTCCTGTAAATCCTTCCTGTCCCGGTGCAGGTACTCCACCTGTTCCTATAGTAGCTCCACCAGATCCTGATGGGTCTACCTGTGGTTGTCCTTGTTCGGGGGTAGGTTCTTCTTGTTGGAAACCTTTCATTATCTCTGCCTGTATTGCAGCTTCATCCATGTTGTTAGTAACTTTGTCTGGATCAAGTTCAAGAGACTTTGCAATCTCACGAATGATATATGGAAATTTAGTAAACGGTGCAAGTGCTGGGCTTGAAGCAATTTGCATAAATTGTGTAAGGCGTTGGCTACGTACTTCATTAGCCATAAGACTTTCAGTACCACGTGCTTTAACTTCTAAGTCACCTTTAATATCAGGATCAAAATCAAACTGCATATTAAATCGAAATAGACCCTCCCCTAAAGGCCGTAGTAAGTAATCGTCAATGTTCTTGACAACAGACTTAATACTACCCTGTGCCGCACCCATAAGCATTGAGATACCTGATGCTGTACGCCCTACTCCTGTAACACCTGTTTGTCCATGTGCAAAGCTAGGAAAGCCAGTGCTTTCGTCTGCAAGTACACGTGCCTTGTCAAACAGTTGTAAGTTCTCTCCTGATACATTTGGAAACTTTGTACCAAAGATAGCCTGACCCGGTGCGCCACCTTGACGCCTAAACACTTTGCCGGGATATACAGATAGATCCTGCCCCGGCACTAAGTTAGTCTCATCAACCTCGATCAATAAATTACCTGATAGTACGGCATTGTCTACTGCCATACGCATAAAACCATTCATTAAAGTCTGAGTGTCATCCATGTTTTCAGCTATACCTACACCAAAGAAGGAGTAAGGGTTTAACTCATAGGGTGCTGCATGATACGGAATACGTGCAGGTTTAAACGGATTAATTACCATACGAAGTAACTTATTGTTACAAATCCACACATTAGCCTGTAATTCATCTACATCGCTAAGTTCAGATGGTATATCTACACCCTGTTCCTCAAGCATAGATACATCTACTGTACCCCAATACTCTAGTACTTCATATCTTTCTACACCATGTTCAGTTGCATAATCAGAAAGATCATCTTCCCAAGACTCTTTAGTATAGTTTTCACCTAGTTCAATTGCTTCATCAATTACTGAGTTACGAAAGAATGGACGTTGTTTAAGTTGTCTAAGCTGTGATCTTGACATCTTGTGACGTTCAATTACATACTGTGCCTCATCCATATTGTTTGCGTCAGGGTCAGGATAAAAGTTCCACACAGATACATGCGATACCTGTGGCACTGTTTTAATTATAGGATTATAGTTACCGTCTTCATCCCACTGTGGATACTCTTTGTCTACGGCAAATGGTCCCTTCATTACACCTGTACCAAACAGAGCCATTTCAAATGCAGTATTGCGAAGGTGCTTACTTGCATTAGACTCTTCTAGTTGGTCTTGTATTTTCTTTTGCATTTTCTTTGCAGCTACCATTGCAGGACTAAATGTAACTGCAGTAGGTGTAAGACCTACACCTTCTTTTAAACCATCAATGTCTTGTAGCTTTTCTGAAAGTGGACCTAACATTTCACCAAGAGTTTTGGCTGTTGCACCTTTAGGTAACTCTTTACCGTCACCCTTATAACCATAAGGACTTACTTCTTTGTCTACATCAGATGTTTTAATCTGATCGGGTTCTTTAGGATCAAAGTGTACATCTGCAACTACACCTTCTGGTAATTCAGTAGGGTCAACTGTAAGAGGAAACTTATTATTTGCAAACATTACGGACTCTAGCTGTTGATACGCCGCAAGAGTTTTTGTTTTAGTTACTTTAATAAATACCCTAGATTTTTCTACTTCTGTAAACTGTACGTCTGGTCCGTATATACCACGATAGTTTCTGTAGGCATCTAACCAACGAGTCTCATCTTGCTGGCGATAGTCTTCCGCACGTTTATATCTACCTTGAATATAAGGAATAATGTTATTAGTATTATAATCGTCTACAGTAGACTCATCTGTATCTTCTAGTACAATAGACTCGTCTTCAATAAATGTGTTATCTTCTTCCATCTAGGTTTCCTTAATATCCGAATTTAGAATCTGCTACTGGCATACTGTTTGTAGGAGTGCCACGAACATCATAATCCCATATACTAAATCTTGGTCTTGACATGATACCATACCTTAGAGCATCATACAAGTGGTCTTCTGCGTGTGTATCTACATCTTCTGGATTCTTTTTGTCCAGAGGTATTGCAGGTAACTGTGATATTGTTTCTCTACAAGTATCAAAGAATACGAGTCTTGGTTCCTCTGTAAAATCATCTACCTGTAAACGTCTGTGTATTTCATTCTTTCCTGCTACACGTGAGCCTTTGCTTCTGTCTGAGGGACGCCAACGACATCCTCTCATTATCATTTGTTCTGCCAAAGAAGGACCAGTATCACCACGTTTATGCCACAAAGAGCTATCAAGAACCCCGTAACGAATATTTCCATCGCCAGCTTCTTCCTCTAGTACCATGTCGGCTAAGTCAACCGCAAGAACTTTAGATACATATAACTCTCTGTATACTATCAACTGTTCGTCAGGGCTAACCGCAAACCAAAGAACACCTGTATAACTTCCATACCCATAGTCACAGGCTCTAAACTTTACCCAGTTACTAGGAATATCAAACGGTTCAACTACATGTATACTTCTGTTAAACTCTGTAAAGGCTGCACCTTCTTTAATATCCCAATCACCATCTAGTAACTGTCTTCTTTGTTGTTCTGGTAACGATAGAAGCATTGCTTCGTAGTCACCTTGTTGTGCTAAGTAAGGATTATCCTTTAATCTTGCAGGTATAAACCTACGTTTAAATAAAGGTCTTCCTGCCTTTTCATGTCCTGCAGGATACTTTAACTGCTCTCCTGTTTCAATGTCTGTAGCTATATATGATTTACCTGCAGGTGCAGGATCAATAAACATTTTCTTTACCCAGTGATGTCCTCTGCCACCGGGGTTAGTAGTTGCCCTCATAGAAAGAGGAAGGGTAGGGTCTGCAGATCTCAAGCGACTGCGCATATAAGACCAAGCAAAAGGTGTAGCCCATTGTGTAAGTTCGTCAAAGCCAATCCAACTAAACGCTAGACCTTGGTATCTTGTAACGTCTTGGTCTTTATCTAAGTAACTTAACCACAGTTTAGCACCAGAGGGTGCAGTCCACTGCATTTTACGTTCTGACCATTTAATTCCGGGCCAAATCTTTGGATACATTTCCTGTGATTTAGTAATAAGTTCTCTTAGTTCTTCTGTAGTATGTCTTAGTAGTAAGCCTGAAAATGCAGGGTTGCCCATGTAGCGTAATGGATCTGCAAGCATTGCGTAGCTCTTGCCCCCACCTGCACTTCCGCCATATAATACTTCACGTTCACTTGCAGCAAGAAAGTCTGTCTGTGGCCCAACGTTAGGTTTAAAGATTACATTATATTCTTCTTCAACCTTATCGGTAAACTTTTCTAGTATTACTGCTGCACTAGGCTGCTCTTTCTTGACCTTTGTTACTTGTTTCTTCTTTTGCACCGACTCTTTTGGCTTCGATTTCTTCCGCTTTGGCGATTGCCTTTTTTGCATAGTCTGCCCATCTGCGTAGGCTTCCAGCTTTGTTCTTTCTTTGTCGCTCATTATCCAACCGTTTCTTTAATCCTACGTGAGAAAGTGACCTACCTGTATTTCTGGTAAGCCAGTTTGCTACTTCCCGATACGAATACTGCTTTACGTATTTCTTTGCTTTCTCTAGCATATCAAGTTCGTAGTCTATTGGCAAGAGTATTCTGTTATCTTCTGGATCTATTTCATATCCAAATGGAATTGTTCTTGCTACACGTGGAATTGAAACCCATTCATTATTTTCTTTTAGGTCTGTCGGTTGGGGTAGTTTCCATTTACCTACTGGTTTAGTCATTGTATTCCTTTATTATGAACCACTTTTATCTATAATTCTTCCTTGTTTATTTCTTTTAACACCGGGAATACGTTCACTAGTATAAGATCCTTTTTTTGGTCCAAAAGTTTTTCCTGCTATTTTAATAGGCATACCATACTTTTTAGCAATTCTTATTGCTGCAGCTTGGCGTGCAGCATCTGTCATTGCCTTTTTATTTAATTCACGCATTTCTGATGCAAAAGTTTTTTCAACTTTTTTTTGTGGTTTTGTTTTAATACGTTTTTTTAGTTTATCTTTTGCTATAGATTTAATTTTATTTTTTAAATTTTTTTTAATTACGCTACTAACCATTATTTTTTCCTCTAGTTGTTGCAATCACAAGTATCTAAACTGTTACCACACGCACACATTTCTTCTTCTACTGCTTTGGCTGGCATTAACATGACACCACCCTTTGCTTCTACCTGCATCTTCTCTGTCTTAACAAGACCTGTACGATCTAAAAGTTCTTTTGCTGCAGCCATTTTATCACGTATGCCTAACTCAGTAGGATCATACAATGCACTTACCATAGCCATTGCAGCTTTAGGTACATTACGTGCCAGATAGCTGTGAGTTACATCAAGTATCTCTTCTTTAAGACTATTAGTAATCTCTGTGTTTGTAGTATTGGGTGAGTATCCAGCCATCTTCTTAGCGGTAGTAATGTCCCCACCTGCCTCGTCCATAAGGACCGCTAAAAACTTTTGTTGCCGTTCAGTTAACTCACGTGCCATATTACTTCCTTTTACATTAACTCAAAATGTGGACCGTCAATAAAGGGTCTACGTCCTTGGCTACGTCTAATATCAATGTACTTCATCATTGCATCTTCTGCAGTTCCGGGGTATGTACGAATGTCACCCTCTGACCATGCTGCACCCCACTTAACGGATGTGCCTAGTTCTTCCGCTGCCGCTTTCATTGCGTCACACAGATCATCATATACGTTTAGTTCCCATACACCTTTACCATCTACATATGCCATAAGGTCTACTGCTTTACCAATAAGGTGATTGGATTTCATAGTCTGTGATTTACCTGCCGCTACAAGTTTCTTTTGTTCTTCTTCTGTACGCATACCATAGATTACACCAAAGTCTACTTTAGTTAATTCAATTGCACGTTTTACAACTGCAACTAAGTCACTGTCTACACCTTCTAGTTTATCAAGGCTGCGTTGTGATAGTTTAAATGCCATTGTTATCCTCTCCTTGAAGCTACAAGAAACTGCATTTTAAGTTCCAGTTCTTTTATTTTTATTTCTAATTGTCTTACTCTCTCCACACTGTCCATTACGGTAGGGGGTGGTTCAAACTCATCTATCCAGTTATCGTTCTCTTCTACTTCTATTTGCATCATAGATATGTCATGCTCTATAAATGCAAGACGTTCCATAATACCAAAGTAAGCCCATACAGATATAGCTGTAGCTGCAACTAAAGCTAACAAGTTTTTTAATGGTATAGTAAACTCAGAACTTTCATTCAGTTTCGCCATTGTCTATTCCTATACATTGCACAGATATACCGTTATGTATAATCATAACTTGTGCTTTTTCCTTTTGTAACTCACACATCTTTCTAGTATCATACACGCCTAGTTGAAAATAATCAAGTGGCATACCAGAAGTAAGTTGCAGCCAAACTAGTACCCACATTACTTTTTACCAAAGAACTTAGATACTGACCTTATTCCTATGCTGGCACTTACAATTCCACCTAATGAGTACTGATACCATGCTGGCATAACCTCTAATGCTAGGAATCCACGCTGTACAATTTCATTTCCCCAATCACCACAGAAGGCTAAGATTAATGGAATTGAAAAAAGCAAAGTTATCCACTCATCTTTCCAGCTATTCTGTGTAGCCTTGATTGCCTCTATGTCCCAATCAATTTCACCAGTAGCTTGTTTAACTTTTATTTCTGCATTGGCTTTCTGTACGGCTACCTTACCATCTAGGTAAGTTGTAGCAAGTCCACCTACTGCACCAAAGATTTGTCCTAGTATCATTTAAGTTGTGCCTTTTTAGCTAGGTTTGTTACACCCATAAATACAGATACCACACCAGCAACAGATACGAAATAAATACTAGCCATGCTCCCGATGATTGAAGAAGCATTATCAAGCCCAAGCGCACTTGTAAAAACCACAGCAAAAGGGTAGAGTAACATACCCCAAAGAGCGAACCAAGCCATTTTTCTAGTTTGATCTCTGTGGGCGTCTTCATCTTCTATCTGTCTCCGCTTGTCGTCTAACAGTAATGCATCCCATTCTGGTTTGTCTATGGAACCATCTTTATCTTTATCGACTTCTTCAAAAGTAGCCATCACGTCTTCCTAAATTTTTTAGACGTAGCAGCGGCCCTCTTAGGCTGTTTTGAAAATTGTTTACCAGCAGCCGTATCTTTTCTTTTCTTTGCGCTAGACGCTGAATAAGTTTTTGCATCCATAGCTTTGATAGCCCTAGCAGGTAAATACCTTTCGCCAGTAGCACCAGCACCTTGAGTCGAAGGTTTTCCACTTTTAGTTCTCCAATCTTGCTTAGTCCACTGGCTAAGACTTTTTTGACTTTTTGCTTTTGCCATCAACTTTAGCCTTTGCTTTTTTGCTTAAATCTTTATAATGAAATAACTTTACACTTGTTTTACTGTGAGTCTTACCTGTGTGTAAAGAACCATTAGGCATCTTATGAGTGCCGCCTTTATGTTCTGTACCATCTTGCTTATAATGTTTTACGCCCTTCATTATTTATATCCTCCACCTTTAGCTTTGTATTGTTTTGCAACCATTTGAGCTTTACGTGCGCTCCACTGTCCGGGGCGTCCACCTTTGCCACCAGCCTTAACGGATGCCACAAGACGCTTACGCATAGAAGGCTTAGTATAATTACCAGCCGCATTAACTGTAGAACCTTTTTTGGATTTCAAAACGTGATACTCCTATGTCTTTTAGTTCTCTGTCTGTCATATTTTGCAACAACCAGTAGTCTACTCTGCGCTGTTGATTTTCTTGTAGTCTTTTAATAAATCTTTTAAACATGGTATAACTCCTTTTATATTACCAAGGACAGTTATACCATGCTTTATGTTAAAGTACTACATACAAGATTGCAATCCCGTTATGCATTAACTTCGATTAGGGTCATAGTACTCTTCTAATGATACGAGTACTTCCATTGTATTTGCAGTTTCTCCGTATACTACAATCTTATCTCCTGAGTGTAAGTTAAAGTAATTGCCATCAACTAAGTTAGTTACAGAGTTTGCAGCTAGACTAAGAGCATTAGCTACATAGTGATATGCCGTATCACCTGCATGATAAAATTGCACGTATACCTTCTTAGCTGCTGCATTGTTATTACTTATGTGCAAGTACCTTGTAATGGCACTAAAGTTAGCAGGGCATGTGTATACAACTGTAGCATCTGCAGAGGCAGACGTAGAGGCAATGGTATATCCTTTTGTATGAAACTTAGACTTACTTAGATCGGGCATCTTAGTTCCTTAAAATTTAATCTTTGCACCCATTGTAATATCACCAAACGTAAAGTCTTTATCTGATGATACTTCTGTGTATAGATTTACATTTACTTTAGGTACTGCATATCCAAACGTAAGATCTACACCAGTAAAGATATTATCTTCGTCTAGCTTTAGTAGGTCAATCTTTGTTTCTGCAAGTAGGCTTACACCCATTACGTTTACACCTGCATAGGGAGTCAGATCCCATGCCCATGTTTCTACGCCTGTTGTGTAGTTACTGTCTGACTGTGCGCCAACGGATACTGTCTGACCCATCACATAAAAGTCTGCAGCCGTAGATGCAGTGGTTACAAGACCTGCAAGGCCAAGTGCAATAGCTAATGTTTTCATTGTATGTTATTTCCTTATGTTGTTTTCTTTGCAGCAGCGGCTTGCTGTCTACGCATTTGAGCTTTAGTTTTCTTATAGGCTGTACGGAATTGTGATTCAGTCATGTTTTTAAGATCACTTTTAATTGATGTACGTGCCATTACTTTTTACCACTTTTCATAAACATACCACCCATACGATAGTCTGTATTTCCTGTACGTGGTTTAGATGTAGTCATTCCACCATATGCATACCCCGGTGTAGCTTTTTTATTTTTCTTAGCCATTCCACCTTGCATCATTTTGCCTATACCATCTGCGGCAAAGGCAGGTACTTTTTTACCGTCCTTCATTACCATTGGCATACCGCCTTTATTGAAAGGGCTTTTTGGTTTGTATGGTTGTTTTTTTCTTTTAGGTCCATCTCCTGCTCGTCTTGGTGCTTCTTTAGCATTTAAACGATTTATTTCTTTTACAATTTTATCGTGCTGTGCTTTGGTAATTTTACCAGCACGTAAATCTATACCTGCTTTAGTAATAGCTTTACCACGTGATAAACTAGTATAAGCAACCATAGAACCTACACCTTCTTTTTTATTTTTTTGTGTAGTAGTAGTGCTTGAAACTCTACCACTTGATGCTCTTTGTCTTTCTTCAGAGCTTTGTGGTTTTTCTGACTTCCTACGAGTATCTTCTTTTTTAGGTTTAACTTTTGCTGCTGCACGTAATTTATCTTTACGATCTGCTACACGCTTTCTTACATTTGCTATACGTGTCTTACGTTCTGCAGGTGTAAGTTTTTTTAATTTATTAATATCCTCAATCATTCTTGCTTGAATACTTGTTAATGAAGTTGGAGTTGGGGCATCATCAATAGTTTTCATTTGTGCTGCAGTAAGATTACCTTTTGCATTAGATACACGTGTTGTGCTTTTTGTAGCTTTTCTAGCTTTATCTACACCAAGAGCTTCTCTAGCTTTTTGTGCAGTAGGTTTATCTCCTGTTGCTTTTATATTTGCACCTTTTTCTTCTTGTTTCTTTATTGCAGCCATAATAGCAGGATCAACCTTACGATCTGCTTTAAACTTAGGTGTAGGTGCAAGTTCTGCTTCTGCCTCTACTCTTAAATCTTTTAGTTTATCTTTTGCAGCTTTACTATCAGGATTTTTTCCTAGATTTTTCTGCGCAGCTTTAATTCTTTTCATTAAATTTTCTTTAAGTGTTTTCTTTGCTGCTTTAGTTGCTATTCCCATTGGTCTATCCTTTTACCATTTAACTTTATCTGCCCAATAAGCTGCACTTAACTTACCACGCTTAATATTCTTACGATGACGAGCTTTAAAACTTGCACGTTTCTTTTTCATTTTATCTGATTCGCCTGACTTAGGCTTACCTGCAGTCTTTGCGCCTTGTTCACCAAAGCGTATCATTTTTATTGTACTGCCCTCTTTGGCAAGAACTACGTGAGACTTTGTAGGGTGCTTGGGAGTACGCTTGGGTTTGTTATATCCACTAAACGTTTCTCCACGGTACGTAATACTCAATCTGTCCACCCTTCTTTACGCATAGCCCACTCTACATGCTTTAAAGTAAATGATTTACCGTAGTGGGCATCCACTGCAGCCTTTACATAGAAGACATCACTATGGGGAATATGTAAGTTCTTTAGATTATTGTCTATTAAATGCTTATAGAACTCTTCAAGAACATTGTCTGTGTATAGTTTTACTGATTTCTTTGCCATTGTCAATACTTATTTGTACAAATTCTTGCCTAACGGCAATATTTATCTACGGATTACTCCATATACATGTATCACTGTACGTGTTTTACTTATATGTTAAGGATATTTAAGTATAATTATAAGTAAGTATTAATATATGTTAGTGTATCACTGTACATGTAACACTTATATGGTTATTGCTATATACTATATACATAGTTTTACACACATAATACCCCATGTCAAGTGTTAATTTCAATTGTTACACTAAATGTTACTATACTGTAACATAAAGTTACTAGTATTCACTGTACACATTTGCCAAACCGTTTGTGATCACGTTATGTGTCCTGTGTGACCACGTTTATGCATATGTGTAAAGTAGTTAACACCCTATTTTCCAGATCTGTGTGCTTGTATGTATATACTATCCACGTGGGGGCGTGTGGCCCTCGCCTACCGCTGCGTTCACCCTGCGCATGCCTACACATTATGCCTTGCATACCTGCGGTGACAGCAAAAACCATGCTTCACTCCACCATCATATCAAAGATATGTTTACTTTCAATCACTTACTTGTCTACGACAACTGTTATGCAATCAGTTGCCACTCTTTAGAGTGAGATAACAGGCCGTTTTTTACACCAAGGGTGTATTTCAAAGGACGATGCACAAAACCATACCCACCATCTCTGATGGCAGATGCATGATCCTACAAGCCGTACACAGCTCTGCCAAACAGATTTGGTGGTCCAATGTTGGACTTAACCCATATACAAAGTATATGACATATTTGTCACACTTTTCAGATGTTTGTGCAAATCGAAGCCTCGCATGAGTTTAGCGCACGAACTTCAAAATATATATGAAATATATTTTTGCAGTCACCTGTGAAACGACAGGCGCAGAGGATCACATGTGAGAACCAAATCGAAAACTTATACTATAATCTATTAGTTTTTAATGATAAAGTATATCTCACCTTTAGTGAGAGATATACGTTTCTCATATAAAAACAGATTATAGATAAAAGGACCAACCAAATGGCAAATCTTCAAATTCAAAATATCACAACTCTGGAAGATCAAGGCAAAGCCTTAGCAGAGGAATGGGAAACAATCACCAAAGGTGATAAGAGACGTTTCAACAAGTCAACCAAAGCTGATGGATTCGACACACGGCTTGGAAAGCTGATGGTAGAATTGAGAGCCGAAGTCAATGGTGGTAAAATCACAAGCCAAAGGCTTCGTGAAGTTCATCTCCACTTAGTGGACAAGAGACGCCGCAGCGAAGCTGAATGGTTTATCAACAACGAAGTTGATGCTAGAAAGTTTGTTGCTAAAAGCAAGAAAGGATTTACTTCTCTCACTGCTTTGCAGAGAGCTATGAAGCCTAGCAAGCCAAAGGCTGAAGATACCGAAGGTACTAACAGCGAAGCTGAAGTCAAGTCCAACGTTGGACCTACTGAGAAACCTACGGTTACTGTCACCAAAGAACTTGTCTTTGACAAGCTGGTTGCAGTTTGCAAAGCAAATAACATAGACCTACTCGACATAGCAGAGATGCTAATGGAAGTGGATACAGTCAGCGAAGCTGAAGCAGAAGAAACAAAGGTGGCAGCGTAAGCTGTCACTTTAACCTGAAAGGTTATTATCATGTGGGAATTAAAATCTACCCATTCTTGTTATGCGGAAGAAAGCACGACAGATTTACATTGCAATAGTTTATTTTGTGATACAAAATCTGATGCAGATGCATGGTGGAATACATGGATGGGTGCAAGAAATGTGCATCGTACTGTGTCGGTTATGTACAATCCGCAAGGCGATGTCGTTAAGGTATCGTTGGCGTAAAGGGAGATTACAAAATGAAATATAAATTAACAATGTATCTGACATCTAATCACTATGGCAATACGTCACCTACAACCATAGATATGGAAGAAGGTGATAGTATTGATAGAATTGTCGATCACTTCACAAAAATAGGTAAAGAAGGTCACACACTTCAGTGTCTTACTCTTTTTGGAAATCTAGAAGAGGACGATGATGATGATGTTTAACGTAGTTAAATACTTGTGCCAAGCTGATGGTACTTACCATGATTTAATTCGCTTTGTTGCATGGTCAATTATTATAATTGATGTAGCAATTATTGGTTTCTCAATAGCAAAACTTTGCTATGTATTTGGAGTATAATATGAAATATTATTTACATAATTCTAGCTCTGCTAGACTACGACAAGTCTATGCTACGCCGAAAGCAGACAGACGTATTGAGCTGAAAGCTCGACTTGACCTTGCTAAACAGCAACAAGCCAAGTCCAACGTTGGACCTAAAGTAAACGAAGTTTATGATCAAGTCGGTAACTTAATTGAATGGCGTCAAGACACAGGATGGCGTGACGTAAATTAAACTACTTGTCTTACAGTTATATAAACACTTGATACTTTAGTGAAAGTGTTTATATAACATGTATAGACAGTAACAAACAAGGAAACATACAGAATGTTAGTTGGTAAAAAATCAATGTTGAGTGGTAAGTCACATGAAATGGAAATTGATGTATCTGAAAAGCAGATTACATTGTGGATGGAAGGTGCATCAATACAAGAGGTGATGCCTAACCTGACTGCAGATGAACGTGAGTTCTTAAAGACAGGTATTACACCTGCCGAATGGGACGAGGCATTTGCTTAGTCCAACATTGGACCTAACTATAACGGAGTTATAAAATGGCTACAAGAGGGAACAAAAAATGTATCAACGTGATGTAAGTGAAATCAAAGCCTTTGTCAGATGGCGTGGTCCAGATGCCTTGGTAAACACTGGCCTGTTCGTACTGCTTACGATACAAGCTGGCCTGTCTACTGTACGAGGTAGCATGGTCAAGGTGCAGAACGATGGCTACGATGCCGACTGTTTGTGGGGCAAAAAGTCTGATGGGTACAAGTACCTAGTAGACAATGCCGATTACTTGTATGGCAAAGTGTACGACATAGTGGACAAGTTTGGATATGATACACCTATGGGTTGTTCAGAAATCATACGACTGTTTGTCAATGTTCCCAACATGGGCATGGTCAAGGCTGGTTTCTTTGCTCAATGCCTTGGCTTTAATACAGCCTGTCTGGACAGTCATAACCTCAAGAGGTTGGATATATCTGACAGTGTAGTGAAGATAAACTTAAAGGCATCCGAAGGTACTATCCGTAGAAAGATAGCAGGATATGTGACCCTCTGTCACAAGATGGTTACAGATCCAATGGAACAAACAAATACGGCAGAATACTGGTGGAATAGCTGGTGTGAATATGTCGCTGGCAATCGTGCCAATCGTGCCTTAGATACTGGTGACGTAGTGTCTAGGTTTCACGTAGAATGTATAACATATGGATTTGAACATGGATAATTTAATTGAGATAGATTTTAATTACATTTATGTAACTCACAATGGGGTTAAGGTATCAATTGCACAACACAGAGACCCTGACCCACTAGCAACTAAGTTTCAAGAGGTAGGTATAGGTGAGCCAAATGCTTTCATGCCTATCATAAGATATGGCTCAACCTTGACAGAACTTATTGATGCCTTACAAGAGGCACAAAGTAGGATAGACTATAAAGTATACAAAGGAGATTTGTGGCATGATGAATGTGAAACAGAAATTTGAAGAAGCTTTTGAAGCTATAAAAAACTCTTACATGTTTATGTATGAGGACAGTGAGACGCTTTTCTTTAAGCATAAGATAACTCGTGAATATATTAAGGTGCAGAAATGAAAATCAAACCAACAATAGGTATTGTAAATCCTGTGGCAAAGGCTATGCTACAACTACGCAAATCGCCACAGGTAGTACCCCCTAAGAAGGGTAACAAAGCCAAACGTAACCGTAAGCAGGAGAAGTACAATGCGCTACGAGATGACTAACTTCGTTAAGATTACGAAGAAACCTAAGTCCAACGTTGGACCTAAGAAAGATGATTGGAAACGTGAGCGAAAGCTTGCACGTAAAACGAAACACAGTCTACGTAGAAAGGTAGCCTAATGTTACATTCATATTTAATATATCAACGTCCTCTTGATGATGAACTGATAGAGATAATAAACACAGGACGTAATAAACCTATGGCAGATGCATACTTTAGCCTGAGTATAATGATGGGTAAAGACAATGCTACACCAGAAAAAATTGTACATACAGGAATGGTGTACAGTTTGTATCAACCTACTATGTTTATGCAGTATGCAGGTAGTGAGAAAAGTCTTGAGAGTACCAGACTTGAGGCTATATTTGCTGAGGGCAATGGCATAGAGCAAGACAACCCTATTAAAACTACCCATCTGATGAAGCACCCTAGCCTGTCAGTTGGTGACATTGTTGTTAATCTACTAGACAACATAGCATTTGTGTGTATGCCTACTGGCTGGCACGAACTTGAAGACACGACCCTAGAACTTAACGTTTAATATAGCACAAAGGAGAACCCACGCTATGACTATCAAAATCAAAATCACTAATCGCCCTGTAGTTAAGTCAACTCACCCTGAGTTGTATGTCAACCATACCTTCCACATGAAGATGGCAGATAAGTTTACCTATAACTATGCAGTGTTGGACGATTACATTGTCGAGAACGATGCCAATAAAACTATGGAGCAAATTGCTTCTGACTTGAATGAGTATGTGCATCGTGTATCTTATCGTAGAGCAGTCCTAATAAACAAGGGGCTTATACCAGCTAAGAGAAGCGGAACACGTGGTAAATTAATTAAGCAATACAAAGTATTAATGACACAAGTTAAAGAACTTGAGAAAAAGTTAGGAGCTTAAATACATGGAGTATATACTCAGAGTAAATAAAGCACAGGTAGACTTTATCATTTCGGAATGTAAACTTAACCTTGAATACGGTGATTACTTTTATGTCTCTGACGATGAAGGGGTTGACAAATTATCATCTAGTGATACAACTTATCTTGTAGACGTAACTAAGTTACTGCACAGTAGCGTAGAACTAAGGGAAAAAATACAAAGTTATGGTACTGATGCAGAATAAAAGCAAGTACACAGTGTATGATGGCAATGGTAAAGTTGTCATCATATCACACAACAAAAGTATATGTATTGCATATGCTAAATCAAAAGGAGTACCAACACATGACTAAAGATACCAGACAGCCGTGGGAGATTGCACGTGATGAACGTGACGCAGCACGCAATGAAGCGGCAAACAATCTACTGCCAATGCAAGTTGCCCACTTAAAGAAAGTTATAAAAACTATTAGGACATGTGACTTTGAACTACATGAGTCTTATGACCTTAGTGTGTATAGCATGAAGCTTATTGATGGTGCTGAGTGGCAGTTACGTGCAGCCTTTCCTCAGTTGTATCAAGAAATTTCAGATGAAATGGAATGTAATTGCGAGGATTAATCTCATGGCTGTAATGGCATACGAAGTAACATTAGAAATAGATGGCACTAACTCTATCGTCACGTTAGACGATACGTACCCTGCGGTGCGTGATTGGAAGACAGCTACAGAGTTTGCCATTCATCTGGCTTTGCATGACCATCCCGATGCAATAGTAGACTTTGTAGATTGTGCTGAGTATGAGCATGAAGAGTATACAAAGTGGGGATACATACATGAAGCACCACTCACATTACAATGATGATGATGGCAAAGAAGATGACCCGTGTGATGATTGGTCACACAATCCAATACCTAAACCAAAGGATGACAACAAATGAAGCTATACACTAATGACAAAGGGCAATGGGCTGGTACTCAGGCTGATGCAAATAAACAGTTAGGTAGAGGTTGCTGGCATACAGTTGAAGTACCAGTAGATAAGACTTGCCTTATGGCGTTTCTTAATAATCGCAAGGTAGGTGCTGTAGAAGTACAGTCTGAGCCTGAGCTTACGTCTGAACTACTATCACCTCAAGCTGCAAGCTGGGTAGCGTGGTCACTTGACACATTGAAACGAGGTGATACAAGAGAGGCTGAAGCTATGCTCAGAAAAGGTTTAACAATACAAAATGAATTAACCAAAGGATGACAACAAATGAACAGATTCATAATCAACTACACTCCTGAGTGGTGCGCTCGTGACATGTGTGACAAACATGTAGTCAAGATGCCACTTGAAGAGGCACAGATGTTATGTACGACAGTCAGACTACATGCACCTGAGTTTGCAGAAGAGGCAGGACTGTATCGTGCAGTACACCAGAAGCACCCATGTACTTTGTGGGCTGGAAGGACACGAGACAACTACATGTACTCACTGCTTATGTTCAAACATATGTCAGATGAATACACACACAGGTACGGCAAGGTCCATGCCTCTATGCGACACTATGCTACACTCAAAGAGGCAGCTAAGTATGTACCAGAGGGACGCACGACATTCCATCCTGAGTGTTTCAGTGAACACACCGACCTAAAGACAGGAGAGAAGTGGCCCATTGAAAGCTACCGTAAATTTTATATGACTAAACAACACAAGTTCAAGATGGTGTGGACTAAACGTCCTGTTCCTGATTGGTTTGTAAGAGAGAAGCAGTATGCTTAGTGCAGCATTGATGTGCCTTGCCCTTAATGTATACCATGAGGCTCGTAGTGAGCCAGTGGTGGGGCAGTATGCAGTGGCACATGTCACAATAAATAGGGTACAAAGTAACAGGTGGCCCAACGATGTATGCAAAGTCGTGAAGCAGGGCTACCGCAAAGGACGCCACAGGTGTCAGTTTAGCTGGTACTGTGACGGTAAGTCCGACAAACCCTATGAAGAACTTGCATGGGCTAAGTCATTGATAGTAGCTGACAATGTACTGTCAGGTAGGATACTTGATATAACTTATGGTGCTACGCACTACCATGCACGATACGTTAGGCCGTACTGGTCTAAGAAATTACTGAAGACTGTGGCTTATGGGTCACATAAATTTTATAAGTAGCTTACCGTTACTAGTATAGGTGGACATCCCACTACAACTATGGCACAGTTGCCGTACACACAAACATAAGGAGAACAATATGCCGTTTGATATTCCAGAATTTTTAGACTTCGATGTAGCCTTTGAACCTACTAGGTTTAAGGAAAAGAAGTATGTTATCAATCAAGATACAGCAGAACCAATTGGTATTGTAGGTAATTCATTTCAGTGTGCATCACATGGAGATTTCTTTCGTGGTGTCGTTGACACTGCAAGTGAAACACTAAATGCAAATGACCTAGAAGATGCAAAGTATAGCTTTAGGACTGCACGTAATGGTGCATGGGCTATGCTCGACATCACGTTACCTAACGTCACAAAGACTATTCACACAGATAAGTTTGAAACCTCAGTTAAGAACAGGATCATCAGTCTTCATGGACTTGATGGATCATGCAGCAACCAAGTATTCTTTGGTGCTATTGATGACTTCTGCACGAATGGTATGATCAGTGGTGATCACGACAAAGTACGTAAGAAGAATACATCTAACTTTACAATGGCTAACTTTATCTATGAGTTAAATCGTGCAAGGACTGATTTCTATACTCATGCAGAACAGATGCAGGTGTGGGCATACACAGATCTCAAATACGTAGATGTAAGTTCTTTGCTTGATGATATGTTAGGGTCTAAGCGCAAGTCTGAGAAGATGTACAGCTTGTATATGCAAGAGGCATCGACTCGTGGACATAACAAGTTCGCATTGTATAGTGCCATGACTAACTATGCCACGTATGCAGATGAACGTAATGGGTTTAACCTCAAGAACACTGGCAACGATACACAGGCTACGTCCATGTGGTCACGTGAGCAAGAGGTATCTAAGTGGGTCAGTGATGACAGGTTTCGTATGTTGGAAGCTGCATAGATGACAGATTTAAATGCTTATTCTTTAGACCTTTCATCGGAAGAGATGAATGTACTTCAAGTAGCTATCGATCATATGGTCGAGCATCTAGCAGACCTTCACATTGAACATCCTTCAGACAGAAGTGTTCATCGAAGATTAGATGCAGTAAATCGTCTAAAACAATGGTGTAATCGTGAGGTGTCAAATGCCAAAGTTACCTAGATATGTGCAGGAAAGGGTGTCATCTAAGGGTGACATCTCCTACCGCTTCAACCCACCACAGTTTCTTGTAGATGAGGAAGTAGTTGTACGAGAAGAATGTGGTTCTGATCTCAAACAGGTGCGACAAATTGTCAAGGTACATAACGATGCCATTGATGCGTATCGTGATGAGTTGGCAAAGGTTGTACAAATAAAGTCAAGCAGCAGGGTTACTGATCTCATTAACTTGTACTATCAATCTAATGATTTCAATATGTTACGTCCTAATACTAAAGTGGATTACAGATATTTCCTTACGGTTCTCCACCAAAGTTTAGGCACACGTAAGTACGAGTTGGTGACATCAAAGATGGCAAAGGCTACGTATGAGGAGTGGGTCAAGCGTGGCATCAGCTTTGCTAACCATGCAGCTACCTGTGCCAGCAGGGTGTACAACTATGCGATTAAGATGGAGCATACATATCAGAACCCTTGGTCTAAGATCGAAAGGTATAGCACACCGCAACGTAAGATAGTGTGGAGACATGAAGATGTTGTCAGGTTTCTTGATTATTCGTACAGCGACTATGAGTACAGAAGTATTGGCTTGATAGTACAGATGGCATACGAGTGGTGTCAGCGTCTGGGCGATATGAGGACGTTACAGTGGGGTAACCTTGATTTGGCTGGTAGGGTACTCAAATTAGAACAAAGCAAACGTAGGGCTACCATAGAGCTTCCTATATCAGAAGAACTAACTGACATGTTGTCTGATCAGAAGGAACAGTTTGGATTCCAACCTTACGTAGCACCTCATCCAAGGCCAGTGATGGGTGAGTACCAACCGTATGCAATGGAACGTCTGTCAAAGGTAGGACGTAGGGTAATGAGGCTGGCTAAACTGCCAGAGGAACTACGACTTATGGACTTACGTAGGACAGGGGTAACACAGATGATTGATAAGGGTGTACCAATAGGTCAACTTATGTCAGTGACAGGACACAATCATGTGTCTTCTGTGAAACCATACATGAAACATACGTACTATGCTGCAAATAATGCCTTGACACAGAGAAACGTTCGTGTACAATCGAGTGGTAACGAGTAACATAGAAAGTGATATAACATATGAATATAAATAATATTATAAGTGATCTATCACTAGTAAATGGTGAGACAAAACGTATGACTTGTCCTTCATGTAATACTAAGAACACTTTTACTATCACAAATAATATGGGTTCTATCGTATGGAATTGTTACAAAGCTAGTTGTTCAATGTCAGGTGGTACACGTACATCACTGACTGCAGACGATATACGTAAGTCTATTGGACCTGTTGCAGAAGAGACACATGTTTCAACTTTCTCAAAACCTGATTGGTTTGTAAGAGACTATCAAAAGATTGAGTCATTCTGTGAGGAGTGGCGGCTAGATGCACAACACTTAGGGCTATTGTATGATGTGAAGGAACATCGTGTGGTGTTCCCTGTTGTACATGGTGGAGTTACAGTGGACGCCACTGGCAGATCCTTGGGTAAAAGAATACCTAAGTGGAAACGTTATGGAAAAAGTTACTTGCCATACGTGTCAGGCTGTGGTAAAACTGCTGTAGTTGTTGAGGACTGCATAAGTGCTGCAGTTGTAGGTGATAGTGATGGATGTGTCGGGGTCGCAGTGTTGGGTACGTCACTATCAAATGCACATAAGGAATACTTATCGCAGTTCTCAACGGCAGTAATTGCACTAGATCCTGACGCACTACCCAAGACCCTGCAATTTGCCAAAGAACTACGTGGCTACGTTGACAACGTTAAAGTGCTACGACTAACTGACGATCTAAAATACCAAGAGCCTACCGACATACATAACCTTTTAACACTAGGAGATTAACAAATGGAACTATCACTTATCCGTAGCCTTATGGACAAGGACTTTTATAACGATCACAAAGGGGCTAGATGTCCTGACCGTTTGTTCAGTAAGGATGTACGTAAGATAAAACAGGCCATTGACTCAGCTATGACACGGTATGAACGTACCGTTACACCTGCAGAGATTGAGGCACTGTTCATGGCAGAGAACGCCACACTCACTACCGCCCAACGCCAAGCATACAGCGCACTGTTTGGGCAGGTAAACAAGCAAGATGTAATGGGCAGCGACATAGCACAAGATGTATTGTCGAAACTATTTCAACAGGTGATAGGTGAGGACATTGCTAACCTTGGATTTGATTATGTCAATGGTAGCAAAACAAGTCTTGATCCGTTACGTCAGATGCTTGAGCAATACTCAGATGACTTTACACCTAACCTAAAGGTTGAGTGGGAAGACATAGACCTTGATACTATTCTTGCCATGACTGACCTTGAGTCACAGTGGACATTCAACATACCTACGTTGACACGCAAGATTGAGGGCGTTAATGCTGGTCACTTGATTGAGGTAGGTGCTAGACCTAACACAGGTAAGACATCCTTTCACGCCAGCCTTGTAGCTGGACCAAAAGGATTTGCTTGGCAGGGTGCTAAAGTAATTGTACTGTGCAATGAAGAGGGCTATCATCGTGTAGCACACCGATACATTACAGCCGCCACAGGTATGGACAAGCATGAGATTGTTAGAAACAAGGCAAGTGCTATGGCTACGTTCAATAAGATACGTGATAAGATTATGTTCAAGGATGCCACAGGTCGTGACATGAACTGGGTTGAGTCCGTATGTAAGTCATACAAACCTGATATAGTTATACTAGACATGGGTGACAAGTTTGCACGTACTGCAGGGTTTGCAAGACCTGATGAGGCACTGAAGGCTAATGCAATACAAGCTAGACAGATAGCTAAGCAACAGAACTGTGCTATGTTCTACATGTCACAGCTATCTGCAGATGCAGAAGGTAAGATTGTATTGAACCAAGCCATGATGGAAGGTAGTCGTACAGGTAAGGCGGCAGAGGCTGACTTGATGATTATGATTTCTAAGAACCCACCAGTAGAAACTACTGACCATGAGTCAGAAGATACACAACGACACATTAACATTGTTAAAAACAAACTGTCGGGTTGGCATGGTATTGTTCTTACAGATCTTGAGTACAAGATAGCGAGGTACGTAGCATGACAACACATAGTTGTATAAGTTGTGACACTGAATTAACAGTAGGTGAAAACTGGCGTAAATATCACAAGGAAATGTATGTGTACAGATGTATTACGTGTCATCGTGAAAACAACAGAACCACTCAGCAAAAAAGAAATCCACAAAGGATGTATGTCAATGGTAAGTACATACCAAAGTCACATCCACTTCATAAGTCTGGAACGTATAAGTCTTTTGGTGATCTAGCGTTTGGTTCTTTAAAAAACTATGACATAATAAAAGAAGGATATGTATATGCTATTGTAAATAGCGCATGGCCTGAGTGGGTCAAGATAGGTAAGGCACTTGACGCAGAGGACAGGCTCAGTGGATACCAGACAAGTTCACCTATGCGAGATTATAAGCTGGTGTACTCAGTACACTTTGATGATCGTAACGTAGCAGAAAAGAAAGCACACATAATGGCAGCACTTAAAACTGCACACCCTTGGAACAAGCATGACAATGGTGAGTGGTTTAAACTGACAGAAGAACAGGCAATAGAAATACTAAAGGAGATTACAGATGATTAAAGTAACATATATAGATCACATGGGTAGTGACCTGTCTGTAGTTAATGCGGCACGTGTATCCTTTGGTAAAGTATCTACATGGCATGACCATGACAGTGAAACAGATCAGTATATCTTGAAGGATAAGGATAGTAAGTTAATCCACTACTTAGCAGAACACAAACACACCTCACCCTTTGGTCATTGCTTTGCATCCTTTCATGTAAAGGCTCCTATCTTTGTAGCTCGACAGTTAGTGAAGCATAAGTTCCTACGTTGGAATGAGATAAGCCGTAGGTATGTAGACGATAAACCAACTTACTACTACCCTGATAAATGGAGAGGCCGTAGTATTGACAAGAAGCAGGGTAGCGAAGGTGTTATAGACTTGTCTACTATAGAAGACTCACCGTACAATACTGCCATACTTGGTTCTGGGAACATGGATGGTCATGTTATAGAAATATCTGAATGGTTACTTGAGACATATAAAACTCTTGTGCGTAATGGAGTAGCACCAGAGCAAGCACGCATGGTACTGCCACAAAGCACCATGACTGAATGGTACTGGTCAGGTAGCCTTGACGCCTTTGCTGACATGTGCAATCTTAGATGTGCAGGTGATACACAATACGAAACTAGACTAGTAGCAAATAGAATATGCAATAACATGAAAGGATTGTTTCCTGTGTCATGGTTGGCATTAAGATTGGAGAAATAATATGTGGGCAGTAATGTTTGAGATAGAAGAGTATGAGTTTGTATATGATACAGGTAAGGATTGCTTTACAACAAATGATCCTGCTATATACTTTACCGACAAAAAGGAAGCACAGAAACGTGCAGACAAGTGGAACACTGGCGTAGTAGTACCGTACATTAAACCAATGACAGATGATGAACGCAAACGTTCTATACAGAGAAGGGGATACCTATGACACACACTACATCAAGCGCAGAGATAAGACTACACAGGGCAATGATAGATAACAACCTTACAATTGACGAGGCAATCATCGCAATGGAACTATTTAGAGATAACTTAAACACAGAAAGTCTTGAAGTACACAATGAAGGGGTTGACAATCGTGTCAAGATATACGATAACGACTTCACAATACTAGATGATTGGGACAGATGGACCGACTAAGGGGAGTAATACCAACATGAAACACCTAACCCTAGACGTAGAGAACACAGTGGTCAAACGCAATGGCAAGTTACATCTTGATCCGTTTGAGCCAGAGAATACCTTGGTTATGGTGGGGATGCTAGATGATCTTGGGAACGAAAACATTATAACTTTCGATCACGCAGAGCAACAACCTACCACAGAGGGTCGGCAAATAGTGCAAGACGCATTGGATGCTGCCCCTCTACTTATTGCACACAACGCACCGCATGACTTGCTATGGCTATGGGAGTCAGGCTTTGAGTATGACGGTGAGGTATTTGATACCTTGTTGGGTGAGTACGTACTGCAGCGTGGACAGAAGCAGCCACTATCCCTTGAGGCATGTGCTGAACGGTACGAGTTAGACACAAAGAAACAGGACACATTAAAGGAGTACTTTAAAGATGGATATTCCACACGTGATATACCTCATGCTGAACTATCAGAGTATCTATCACACGATCTCCATGCTACTCAGCAGTTGTATAATGTTTTGCAGACATCGTACGAGGGATGCAGTTCACTAGTACCAACGATACAGTTGACCAACCAGTTAGCCGTACACCTTGCACGTATATACCAGCGTGGGTTTAAGGTTGACATGGATGCACTGTCTCAAGTGCGTACTGAGTTTGAACATGAACGTAATGCTTTGACGATGGCACTTGAGGAACAGGCCAGTGATCTTATGGGTGACAGACCTATCAACCTCAACAGCCCAGAGCAATTGTCATGGGTTATCTACAGTCGTAAGCCACATGACAAAAAGATATGGGCAGATATGTTTGATGAACGTATGCCTGATGCAGAGTACAGACGTAACGTAAGTAAATACAGCGAGAAGTTGTACAAACAAAAAGCGTATCAATGCCGTGAGTGTAATGGTACTGGACAGATATGGAAACAAAAGAAGGATGGAACACGATATGCCAGATCAAATAGATGCAGCACATGTAATTCTACAGGCTTTACTTATAGGAATATATCTACTAGCCTTGCGGGACTAAAGTTTACACCGCCTAATTCTAAATGGATTAGTGCCAATGGTTTTGGTACGGGTAAAGACAACCTTGTATTCCTTGAAGGTGTAGCACGTTCCAAGGGCATGAGAGATGCAGTTGTATTTCTACAAAATGTACGTAGATTGTCTGCCGTTGAGACATACCTCAGCAGCTTCGTAGAGGGCATCTCAACGCATGTAAAACCTGACGGTATGCTGCACGTAAGATTACTTCAACATCGTACTGGAACAGGGCGTCTGTCAGGCGCAGACCCCAATATGCAGAACATGCCACGTGGCGGTACGTTTCCTGTCAAAAAGGTGTTCGTATCACGATGGAAGGGTGGCAAAATTATGGAAGCTGACTTTGCACAGCTTGAGTTTCGTGTCGCTGCGTTCCTATCACAGGACATGACTGCCATTGATGAAGTAACCACAGGATTTGATGTGCATAGTTATACTGCAAAGGTTATATCTGATGCAGGTCAGCCTATGTCACGACAAGATGCCAAGGCGCATACCTTTGCCCCTTTGTATGGAGCGTCAGGGTTTGGCCGTAGTCCTGCAGAAGCGGCATACTACCAACAGTTTACGACAAAGTATTCTGGTGTAGCTAACTGGCACAAGGCATTAGCCAGTGAAGCATTGAACACTGGTAAGATAACTACACCATCGGGGCGTGAGTTTGCGTTCCCTGATGTAGCAAGGCGAAGGTTCGGGGGTGTGACATATTTCACACAGATTAAAAATTATCCTGTTCAATCGTTTGCAACTGCTGACATTGTACCCATATCTCTGATATACATAGATAAGCTACTAACAGCAAACAAGTTACGCAGTTGCGTAGTCAACACGGTGCATGACTCAATAGTAATTGACGTACACCCAGAAGAAGAAAGGAAAGTATTACGAGTAATAGAAGCAGCAAATGACAAACTAATAGCAATCGTCAATCGCAAGTGGGACATAGACTTTAACATCCCTCTACTATTAGAGGCAAAAATAGGTCCAAACTGGCTTGACACAAAAGACGTAGCGTGATATAACTATCACTCACCTGATCAAAAACAAGGAGACTTTATACATGAATCAAGTTACAACAATAGACACAAACAACTTCGCAGCTATGGCTCAAGCAATGGGCATGAACGCAGAAGCACCACAGAGTACAAGCAAGGCAAGTACACTTGCACGTTTACGTATTCATCACACACCACTCATGGGCCAGCAAGAAGTCAAGGGTAAGATGAAGAACGTAGAGGTTATCTCAGGGGGTACATACAAACTAGAGATACCAGATGGTCCTACATACTATGCAGAGGGTGCGACTATACGTCCATTCCTTCAGAGGTTTATGTACAAGAAGTTTATCAAGGGTAATGACCATACACCGAATCGTTTTCTCAAGACTGTTATGGCTAATGATCTTAACAGTGACATGAAGGACAACGAAGGTGGCTTCAACTGTGGTAAACCTGCAGGGTTCATCAAGGATTGGGCGGCATTGCCTGATACCATGAAGGAACTAATCAAGTCTATCAAACGTGTTCGTGCATTGTTTGGTGTCGTTGAGTTGGTTAATCCAACGGATGAGAATGGTAATGCAGTAGACGTAGAGGCTACACCGTTTATCTGGGAGATTGATAACCGTGATGCCTTTAAGACTATGGGTGATCAGTTCAACAAGTTGTCTAAGATGCAACGACTTCCACCTCAACATAACATGTCATGTAAGACAAAAGAAGTACCACTACCAAACGGTAGCAGCTTCTATGTACCAGAGATAGAACTGGACTTAGGTACGACAATTGACATGGACAATAGTACTCAAGAAGTATTTGCTAACTTCATGGCATGGATTGAGAACTACAATACATACATCCTTAACGCATGGAATGACAACATGCATAAGAATGAGGACGTAGACACAAACACAGTTGAAGAGTTTGTGGACATTAACGAAGAAGACTTTGTGTAATGGACATGCCGCTGTCAGGCATTGTCTATGACATGTCAAATGAGGAGTATCACAAACGTGTAGGGTACTCCTCGTCTGCCATTAAAACGGTGTGCAAGCAATCGCTTGCGCACTACATGGCACAGAAACCATTAGGCGATAGCCCAGCATTTGCGCTTGGCTCTGCCGTACATGCTACGTTGTTAGAACCAGATCGTGACTTAGTTATAAAAGGTCCAAAGACAAGGACATCTAAGATGTTTAAGGACTTGTATAAGAATAGAAAGGATGATGAAGTTGTTCTGACAGAAGTAGAATACTATGTACATAACAAGATGTGTCAGTCTGCACTAGACAATACTACGTGTAGTAAGATACTAAAAGATAAGCGTAGAGTTACAGAGAGTAGCATCTTTGTAGTGGATAAAGATACTGGTTTAAATTTAAAGACCAGACCTGACCTGTACATTCCAGAGACAGGTGAGATATTTGACATCAAGACTACAGTAGATGCATCGCCTACAGGCTTTGCGGCACAGGTAAAAAAGTATGCGTACCACATACAGGCTGCGTTCTACATATATACTTGTAATATGGCAGGGTTAAAGGCTAAGAACTTTAGCTTCATTGCAGTGGAAAAGTCTACACCTTACATTGCACACTTGCACAAGGTAAGTCCTGAGCTACTAAAGGCATCAATAAAGACAGTAAAAGAAACACTTGAATCTATAGCGGAAGCAAATGCTAAAGGTGTATTTGATACTGGTTGGGGTGAACACTCCACTTTAAAAATAGAGGACGTAGCATAACATGAATGGCAAGCAGTTCTCTGCCGCCATGAAACATGGGTATAGGAGTGGACTAGAGATTAGAACCAAAGACTATCTCGTTGAACACAAGATGAAGTTCAAGTATGAGGAAGTCAAAATTGAATGGGAAGATCTTATGTACCGCACCTATACTCCTGATTTTGTATTAGGTAATGGTATAATAATTGAAACAAAAGGATTGTTTACTGCAGACGATAGACGTAAACATCTGGCTGTTAAGGTACAGCATCCCAAGCTAGACATACGCTTTGTATTTACTAGCAGTAGAAGAAAATTAAGTAAGGGTGCTAAAACTACCTATGGACAATGGTGTACGAAACATGATATACCTTTCTGTGACAGGATCATTCCTGAAGAATGGTTAAAAGAAAAAGGAAAGGACATGCATCCTAAGATGATACACTGTCCATACAAGAAAGTAAAAAGGAGATAGTATGATAATAGACGATAGAATATTTATTGAGTTTGATCCAAATGATTACGTTGTACGACTAACTCCTTTCTTAGATAAGAATGGTGCATGGACAGGAGAACTACTTGTAGGTACTGTAACTACAGATGAGAATGAAATGTCAGATGACGATCACTACAATCTTATGCAGATTACAAAGATGGTATGCGCTGCAGTGCCAGCGATAGAAGAAGATAAGAGTGTACGTGAGACATTAATTAGTATAGCTGAACGTGTCGAAGCAGAAGAAGAAACTAAGAAACCTACATCAAAGGTAAAAGAAGTAAAAGAAAATGTTATCAGTGTTAACTTTAATTGAAGGAGAATAGGCAATGAATGTAACTAAGTTTGCAGAGGCAGCAAGTATATTAGATAGTGCATTAGAAGAAGAAGAGGACATGGTAAACTCTCCTGCCCATTACAACTTTGCAGGTGTAGAATGTATTGATGCAATACGTGCAGCTACAGGTGAGGAAGGTTTCTCTTTCTACTTACAAGGAAATGTAATGAAGTATCTATGGCGTTTTAAGTACAAGAATGGTGTAGAGGATCTGAGAAAGGCTCAGTGGTATCTTAACGTACTCATTGAGGATCAAGATGATAGTTAAAGTCTTTCTAGTTCTTGACATAGATGAGGAAGAATATCAGATGCCTGTTGACAACTTCATCAATGACGAGGTACGAGAGGCATTACAAGAATTTATCTACGATGTAGATGGTATGACAATTAAATCAATTAGAACAATAGCGGAGTAGATAGATATGAACAATTACTTACCAACAGATTACCAAGCATTTATACATACGTCACGATATGCCCGTTGGCTTGACGATGAAGGACGCAGAGAGACATGGCCTGAGACAGTTACACGTTACATGAATAATGTAGTTCGTAAATCTACACAGATACCGTACAAACAATTCAATGACATTGAAGAGGCCATACTATCATTAGATGTTATGCCATCTATGAGGGCAATGATGTCTGCTGGACCTGCACTAGACAGAGATAACACTGCAGGATTTAACTGTAGCTATCTACCAGTAGATGATCCTAAATCTTTTGATGAAGCTATGTACATCTTACTGTGTGGCACAGGGGTAGGTTTTAGTGTAGAGCGTCAGTCAATACAGAAGCTACCAGAAGTACCTGAGTTGTACGACAGTGAGACTACCGTTGTAGTTAAGGACAGTAAGGAAGGTTGGGCTAAAGCATTACGTCAAGTACTTGCACTACTATGGGCAGGTGAGATACCTAAGTGGGATATAAGTCAAGTACGTCCTGCAGGTGCAAGGCTCAAGACATTTGGTGGTAGGGCTAGTGGACCTGCTCCATTGGTAGAGTTGTTTAACTTTGCAGTATCTACATTCAAAGCTGCACAAGGACGTAAGCTATCTAGTATGGAGTGTCACGATCTTATGTGCTTTATTGGTCAGATTGTAGTTGTAGGTGGCGTAAGACGTAGTGCCATGATTTCTCTATCTAACTTGAGTGATGATCGTATGCGTCACGCTAAGTCAGGACAGTGGTGGGAGACTGCAGCACATAGGGCATTGGCTAACAACTCAGTATGTTATACAGAGAAACCTGACATGGAGACATTCATGCGTGAGTGGATCTCTCTTGTAGAAAGCAAGTCAGGTGAACGTGGCATCTTTAATCGTATAGCATCTAAGAAACAGGCAGCAAAGAATGGTAGACGTAATCCTGATTATGAGTTTGGTACTAACCCATGCAGTGAGATAATATTAAGGCCGTATCAATTTTGTAACCTAACGGAAGTAGTAGTACGAGCAACAGATAACATTGAGTCATTAGAAGAAAAGGTACGTATGGCTACCATCCTTGGAACAATACAGTCTAGCCTAACTAAGTTTCCTTATCTACGTAAGGTATGGCAGAACAATACGGATGAGGAACGTTTACTTGGTGTGTCCCTTACAGGGTTGATGGACAATCCATTGATGACCTTGAAGAACAAAGGACTCGACAAAACACTTGAGCATCTTAAACAAGTTGCAGTTAGTACAAACGAAGAGTGGGCAGAGTTACTTAACATACCTGTATCTACTGCTATCTCCTGTGTTAAACCATCAGGAACCGTATCACAATTAGTAGACAGTGCATCAGGCATACATGCAAGACACAGTAAACATTACATCAGGACTGTACGTGGTGACAATAAAGATGGCCTTACAAAGTTTATGAAAGATCAAGGCGTACCATCAGAGCCATGTGCAATGAAGCCTGACACTACCACAGTGTTTAGCTTTCCTATTGTTGCACCTAGAAACTCTATTACACGTAATGACATGACCGCTATTCAACAGTTAGAGACATGGCTTATGTACCAGAGACATTGGTGTGAACACAAACCAAGCATAACATGTACAGTAAGAGACAGTGAGTGGATGGCGGTAGGTGCATTTGTATATGAACACTTTGATGAGATGTCAGGTGTGTCATTTTTACCACACTCTGATCATAGTTATCAGCAAGCACCTTATCAAGAGGTAGACAAGGACATATATAATGTGGTATTAAAGTCTATGCCTAAGAAAATTGATTGGGCTGGGCTGTCTGAGTACGAGAAAGACGATAACACCAATGCAATGCAGACACTAGCTTGCAGTGGTGACTCATGTGAGATAGTAGACATCTCATAGATAGTGTAGAAAAGGAGAACTATAGCATGACTAAGATAACGTTAGACGAAGTTGAATACGAATCAGAAAACTTTAATGACCTACAGAATAATCTGTTGTCAGAGATTAACTACAATAACAATGTTCAAACGCAATTGAACTATCAGTTGCAGAGTGTAAGAACTACTGCAAATATTCTAGTAGGAAAACTGAAGGATGAACTAACAAACAAACCAGAAGAAACAAAACCAGAATCGGAGTAGTACACATGACTGCATACAGAAAACCTTTTTCACGTGGCCTATATGGTAAGTATGATGGCGTAGCTAAACAGACATTGATCTCTCACCTCAAGGGTGAGGGACATGACATTGTAGATACAACGGAGTCCTACAATGCAGACGTAATAACAAGTAAAGACGGTGTACAATATCACAATGAGGCAGAAGTAAAGACTGCATGGAGAGGCGATTGGCCTACTCATTGGGAAGAAATACGTATACCAGAACGCAAGAAACGTTTGTTGTCTAAGCACAGTGGCAATCTAAAGTTCTACATTTTTAGTGGTGACTTATCTAAGGCATGGTGTATTGATAGTACACAACTTACAGACGATAAACTCAAGGAAGCAAAGGGAAGAAACATCTACAATGGGGAACAGTTCTATCATGTACCCTACAAAGAAGCACAGTTAATTAACGTAGCATAAGGAGATAACCCTATGATAAAGAAGAGTAGAGCCGCACGTGGTTTAGGTAAGTACGATGCACCATTACGTGTACAGTACAGTATGGGCTTTGATGGATTTAAATATAACCGTCAGGCTAATCCTTTTCACCAAGATACTATGCAGTATCGTGAATGGAATAGGGGCTTTAACAAAGCCTACTTTGATAACTTGAAACGGGTAAAAGAAAATGAGGCTAAAGCAAGAAGCAGAGCAATTTCTAAAGGAGAAGTATAGTATGTCAGACTTTAATGCATATCAACGTAGTGCATCTAGGACTGCAATCTATCCAGACGAACACCGTATACTCTATCCAGCACTAGGCTTGGCAGGTGAGGCAGGTGAGGTAGCAAACAAAGTAAAGAAACTTGTACGTGATGGCATAGAAAACAGGCCAGAAGATTGGCGAGAACAAATAGCCAGTGAGATAGGTGATGTACTATGGTACTGTGCCGCACTTGCTACTGATCTTAATCTTACATTAGGTATGATAGCTGCACAGAATGAGGTAAAACTGTCAGCAAGAAAAGATGCAGGTACAATAGGCGGTGATGGAGACAAACGATAAACAAAAAAAAATAGGGGGCTTAATTGCCCCCTTTTGTTATTGCTTAGATAATTCTATAAGCGTTTCTAAATCCGCTGCATCTGATAAGTTAGGCGGTTCATTAAAGTTAGAATAAAACCTAGAAATTGCAACCTTTCTTTTATTCTTTCCTAGTCTTCCAAACTTTTCACTTAAAACTACTGCATCACTTGTTCCTAGCGTTCTTAATTCTCTAATGCTAGATCGTATACCTTTCATTTCTTCTTTTACAAAATCTTTTAACTCCATGTTAACCCAAGCATCTTGTTTATATCTTTTCTTAATACTATCAGGTAATTTAAAATAATCAACTCTTAATTGAAGCTCTAATTGTTTAGCGGCCTGTGCTAAAATAGGTAGCCTATCTCGTATAAGTTTATTTTCTCTGTTTCTAATGGATGGTGTCCTAGACTTACTTGATAATTCAAACTCTGTGAAACCCATTCCCTGTATATACTCCGCATACTCATCGTCTCTAGTTACAGTAGATATACCTAGTCCTAAGTTTAGAGCTACGTTTTCACGCTTTCTATCTGAAGAAAATATAGATTCTCTACGTGGTCTGTCTTTATCAGATGATGGATCAGTAATATTTAAAAATCCACGTGAGCCAAGAGATCTTTTTACCTGTGTACCTACACCTTCAAAAAATCCTTGGTCTGTAGTATCTTCAGCATAGTCTGCATATTCAGTAGTTCTATATCCTGTTGCTCTTTGTGCATCTACTACTTGTGTAAGAGGAACTATAACACTACTTATATAATCTCCTGCTATTCTTCCTAACGCTTTACCTGCCTTGCTCTGCCCTGCTGGATCTTCTGCACCAGAAAGAATGTCTGCCATTTCTTGAATAAATATATTACCTGTACCTGTTCTAAAGCTTTGACCAAAAAAAGTTTCTGTAGCTTCTTTTTTATTAAACCAATCATTAAAAGTATCATTCTTTATTCGTCTTGCAGCTTCTCCAAACCATAAAAATTGTCTCAAAGGAAACTGTGCAGTGGTATCTATTACCGTACCGTCAGGTGCGTTCATCTTTTTGTAGTCTGCAGGTACATCATCTGAATTAAATAAACCCGATCTGTATCCAGCGGCTGCAGTAATTGCCATTGCCCCTACAATATTACGTGATATATACTTTCGTTCGTTTTTAGTTAAAGGCTTCTTCATGTCAAAGGCTGCAACTCTTTTTAACAAAGGATTACCTGCACCTACAGAAAATTGAGCCATCATTTCAAGTGACTTAAACATAAACCTTGGGAAAGGTACGAAGACAGTAAGACCATTATTAGTTATAAAACGTGTAGCATTTGCAAGCATAGCGTTATCAGGCATACTTGCGTATGTCATTTCTAATGCGTGGTCTGTACTATCTGAGACTATCTCTTCAAATGTTCTTGCACCTTTTGGTCTATACTTAGATGTGTTACTAATTAAATCTTGTATTCCACCTTCCTCAAGTACATCCAATAATTCTACTTTATACTCACGTTTAAGTAAACGTTCTAGCTCACCATTAAATGCAGCATGACGTATCATATATTCTTGAATCTTGTTAGGTATTTGCAGTACATCTACTACGTCTTCTAATTTAGAAAACGTTGCGTCTGCTACTCCACCTTTTCCTCTTCCAGAATATTTTCTGTATTCATTTATGTTATCTCGTATACGTAAGAAATCTTTTTCAAACTCAGGTCTATCTAATATAACCTCTGCTAATTGTTTTGAAAATCTAGGATCACCAAACAACCTTTGTACTGAGCGAGTTGCCCCTGACCAGTTGTCTCTACCTGCTTTTGTAAAAGGCGTAACTGTCTTTGCACCCGCAGCAAGTGCAGAACCAATACCTTTTTCTCTAAAGGCATCTGTCATACTTAACAAAGTGTTATCAAAACCTTTTGTTAGTACCTCTGCTGGCATTAACAACATACCTGATTGAGCATTACGCATAGCAGTTTTGACCATAGAAGTCATAGAACCCCTACGAATGTTTTCAAATCTTAGAAAGCCTTGTACAAAAGGATTACGCTCACCTGCCTCAACTACATCTTTAGCTGCAGATGTTACACTTGGAGATACTGCACGTGATGCTTGTGAAAATCTATTTAGTATTTGTCCAGCTTTAGTAGATGACCCAACTGCAGCTAGCATAAAGTCATCATAAGATAGACCATACTTAACTAAAGCCTCTGCTAGAGCATCATCGTCACCAAACTCATTGTTAACGGCAAGTCTAAATATCATATCAGAGAAAGATTCTTTCTTTATCTTTCCTTTCTCTTTTACTATTTTTCCACTAGGAGACATCAAAGCCTGACGCTTAAATATTTTTGGTTTCTTTTCTCCTAAGTATGCAGCTACAGCAATAAGAGAATCTAGCTTGTCTGGATTAAGTACAGGATTGACTACCATATCATTTTCTTTTACGTAGTCTCTGTATATCTGTTCATCAGAAGTACCTGCAAAGTCTCCTTCATCTTTGAACTTTTTGTTTAATGCTTTTCGTGCAGCGTCATCTCCCTTGGTACGTGTCCATTCTTTTTTACGTGCCTCTTGCCAAGCATATAGCTCTTCATTAATTTCATTACCTGCTATACGAGCCTTGTCTTGATTTATTGTTTTAGTTTCAACACCTTTTTTATTCGTCTTTGTATCCGATATAATTTTACCAGTGTTTTCTTCAAACTCTTTTATTAAATCTTGTTTAAGTTTTGAGTTTGCTTTGGCAACTTTTTTTGCTTCTGCTAATGCTTTAGCTTTCATCTCAGCTTCTACTGCTTTTATTGCAACTATTCTGTCTTTGTTTCTTACTCGTTTTTTAATATCTTTTGTGCCTAGTATAGACCTTGCACCTTTACTTGCAGCCTTTACACCTAATACCCCAGCCCCAATATCAAATAGCTGCATACCAAGTATCGGAGCCATAGATATATAGTCACCTTGGTTGTACAATTCCCTTACAATCTTAGCAGTTTCAGGAATTTCTAGTGCAGCCATTACTCCACCAGTAATAGGTGCTATCTCAGTCCCAAGTACAGTCCAGCTTATTGTTTCTAAATCAAAGCCCTTATCTAACATAGCATTTGTAATCGCTCTTCTACCTACATTATCATCTTCTGTAGACATGTAGTAAATATCGTTACGTAATTGCTCTAATTCTTCTTTAGACTTTGGCTTAAAAGATGTTCTTTCTTTAGATGCTTTCTTTGCAGCCTCTAGTGCGTAACCTGCAGACTGATCACCTTCAGCAAATGCAACTTCAGCACTTCTAATAGCTTCATCATCTCTAGCTTTTTCTTCTTTGTACTTTCTATCTTGTTCATCAATACTAAGAACTTTTTTATTAAAGGCATCTTCAATTCTACTATCTATTTCATATGGACCCATACCCATAGATGACATACTATATTGATCAGGTTCATCGGCACTATAAAAAATATCTTTCATTTCTTTATCTGAAAAACGTACAGATGTAGAAACAGGAGTTATTTCTTTTTTCTTTTCTGCAGTAGCAAAAGTGTCAAGTTTAGTATCTGAAAAATCTACAGACAAAGCACTTGAACTTACAGGCTCAATAGTTTGCAAAGATGTATTAGTAGAATCTTCTATGTCAGAAAAATCTATATCAAGATCACTCATATTATTTAAGTCCTAATCTTATGGGTCCACTGCCTGTATTAATTACGTACCCACGTGTACCATCAGGTTTTAATACCTCTACTAATTTATTTTCTTCTAACGTATTCCACGCTCCCTTATTTACTTGTTCTAAAGTAAGAGGCTTTAATGTATCAAGAGGTATAAAAGTTTTATTTACGTCAAATTTTAAGTTCTCTATTTCGGCTTGTTGTTGTTCATACTCATCAGAACCTTGAGTAAAATTTTGTAAATCTTGTTCGGCTTGTAAAAAATTATTGTAGTTAGCTAATGTTTCAGATCTAAAACCATTTATTACTGCTGCCGCTTCAGCCTCTTTTATTTTTAATTGATAGTCTAAACTACCATCCGCAACAAAGTTAGGATCATTACGTATTGTGCTATATGCCTTTGTCATTAATTTAGTTGCTCTTAGTGTATTATTTTCTGTCCTTCTTTTATATTGTTTTGTAAGATCAACTTCCATTAATCCGTCATTAGTAAATTGATCATCAATAAATGATTCAATTAATTGTCTAGCAGTATTACTTTTTTGAGTAGGGGTAGGTTCCTTAGATGCATCAATTTCTTTTTGAGCTTGTACTGCAAGATTATTATAGTAGTCTTTCTTTTTTTGTGTTTTAGCACGTCTTGCTAGATCTGTAAAAAATTCTAATCTAGCTGGTATACTTGAACCTGTAAATTTTTCGGGTTCAGTAGGTATAGAAGAAAACATATTTGTTGTAAAGGGACTATCTTTTTTTGGTAGTTGTGACAACTCATCTTCTGTAGGAAAGTCTTCTGTATTATTTACACCATTTAAATTAAGTAAGTCACTACCACGAATATTAAATGGGGCCATTGCTTTAGCATGATCAATAGCTGCTACCAATCCTGATTTACCCTTACTTGAAATTAAAGGTATGTGCTTTGGGTCAAAGTATAAAGAAGCCTGTTCAAGTAACTCTTCTATTTCCGCTGCTCTATCTCTTTTTTCTTTTCTTTTCTGTCGATTTTCTGCCCTAGTTTCAGTAGCAATTTGCCACTGCTGTTGTTCAGTAGTTTTCCTATCATACTCAGCATCTCGTCTTTTCTGTTCTCTACGTTCATCTAGTATCTGGCTACCTGCACCTGCAGCACCACCTAAAAAAGATAATAAACTAAAAGCCATTACATTCTCCTTGACATTATGCCACTTGTCTGTGGTCTTTCTTCTGGCATAGCTTCAGGTTCAACCATAGGCATTTCTTTATTTTCTTTAGATTTTTTTGACGTTACTTTATGCAGGGCAACAGACAGTTCACTATCAGATATTACGTCTTGATCTATTTTTTTCTGTATTCCCATATTATATTCAACACCTGCATCTTCAGCAATGTAGGCTATAAGCTCCATAAGAACAGGAAGTAATTGTATAGATACATCTATAGTATGTACACCTTCCATTGCCCCACTTTGTACAAGAATTTCTGTAATAGATGTTACAGGTGTACCCATTTCAAGAGCATCTAGTAACGAATTATTAATTTCTGGATTTGTAATTTTCTTTACATAAAACTCAAATGCACCTTCAACAGTAGGAAACTGCGCTGGTTGTTGCCACGGTCTTGCACCTACCTCTGCAGTTAAAGATTGGCCCGGTATAGGTGCATCAAAAATACTATTATCTTCAATCATTTTTTTAAACCTGCTCTCAGTTTTTGTAACTGTTTAAATTGATCCATAAGAAAATCAGGTGAAGCATCTTCATTATCTGATTTTGTAACGGGTCTATTTCTATTCATTAAACCACCAGACGTAGGTTCTTCTACTTCAGGTGTACCTGACATACTCTTATTTAAAAAATGTTTGTACGCTACTATTGCTTGTCCATTTAATGCCATACTATTCTCCTAAAAATCCACCACCTAAAGCAGCAACTGTTACTTTTGTAGCAAAGTCTCCTATAAGTGCCGATGAAGCTAAGTCAGCTTCCATTTCAGCTTGTGATCTTGCTGAGTCTGCTGCTAGATGACTTAGTGTTACAGCATTTTGTCTGTTTCTTTCACCCTCTGCAGATTCCCATGCCCACTCCATAAGATCACCTTGTTCTTGCCAAAGATTAGAGTACGCTTGATTAGATATACCAAGTACATTAGTTGCATTTATTTCATTAGCTCTATTTATAGCTGCAGTTTCAGCAGTTGCTATTTCTCTTCTCCAACCTGCATTAGATTGAGCAACTACTAAAGCATTGTTTGCATTAAATTGATCACGTTGGTTTTGTATTTCAGAATTAAATTTTGATAGTGCATTAGCTTCACCTGCATTGGCTTGCTCTATGGCATTTTTTTGTGCATCATTAAACTGATTGTTTTGAGTTTTTAAATTTACAAAGAATTGATCTGCTTGATTTTCAGATGTAGCGTTAAACTGTAGTGCTGCATTTTCTGCTGCAGTATCACTAAATAATGCCTTACTACGTTCTTGCCCTTTAAACAATTCTGTTTGTTGTTTGTTAGATAGGTTAGCCATGTCCATAGCCAAGAAAGATTTAGCATTTTCTACTTGTGTTTGTTGACGATTGTTAAGATTAGCCATGTCTAATTGTGAAAGTGCTGCAGCTTCTGCCATAATAAGACCTTGTTTATTAGATAGGTTAGACATCTCCATAGTATTAGCGGCACGACTATTTTCAATTGCAATAGTTTGTTCTGCAGTAAAGTTCATATTAGCTATATCACTAACTTTAGCTGCGTTCATTACTCGTGCTTGAAATGCTTGGTCAAACTCTTGTCCTAAAAATTTAGCTCTTTGCTCTGCAGATTGCATTGCACGTGCCTGTCTGTTACTAAGGTTAGCCATCTCAAACCCTGCAACTGTTTGTGCATCTGCCATCGCAATAGGTAGTGAAGACTCCATAGCTGCCTGTACAAGAGCCATACCTGCCATGCTACTTGCACCAAGACCACGTGCCGCCATTTGTGCAGATACGTTTCTCATTGCTCCTGCAGCCCAAGGCGGTGTAGCACCACCCTCAAAGTCCTGCATTAAATCTTCAAGCTGTCCTTGTACTGTAGCTTTGTCTGTAGGTGTAGCCGTTGCTGCCTGTATTTCTTCAGTAAACTTAGCGGCACTTTCTGCATTTGCAACAGGATTAACTTCTTCTTTAATATCCATAACACGTTTTTGAGTTTCAGCTACCTCTACAGACTTACTTTGTGCAGCCTCTAAGTCACTAACCATAGTATTTTTAGTTTCTTGTGCGTCTACTTTTTTTGTTACAGTTCCTGTTTGTGCTTTAGTTTTATCAACTACATCATCTACAGTATCTCCTGCCTTTGCAAGATCAGTTGTAGCTACAGTAGATGGTGTTTGGATTCTAACTTCATCTTCATCAGATATATCTGTAGTACTGGCAACGGCTTGTGTTTGATTTGCACGAGGATCATCACTAGTAACTTGGGAAAGACCAAGTTGCACACCTTTATTCATCATATCTGCTTCTGTACCTACAGCTTTAACTTCGCCACCTGCAGGTACAGCACCTGTAGCCATACGATCAATAGTATCTTTTTTAATTTGAGGTACAGTTCCACCCTCTTGATAGTTTTTACGTACCATACCACCTTGCATCATCTTTACAGCTTGTTGCTTGTACATATCCATCTGTTTCTTTGCTTCAGGGTTTTGTTCTAAGTACCCGTCAAAGTTAGACATG